GCCTGTACGAAGGGCGATGATTGTTCGCACACTGACGTTTGGTTGGATGATACGAGTAACGATGAGAAGAGGGGTTGACCGATGAACGTGATTGTAATACGTGAGTACGTGCGGGAGCCTAAGACGAATCAGAAGCCTTTCCGGATTGTGATGGTTGCAGAGACGCCGATGGGCGAATCGATGATTAGTCCGATTGTGACGATTGAGGGGTACGCTGACGGTAATCCGTACGGTGTCTATGGCGACGCTGTTGCCAAGTTTACCGGTCGTAAGGCTCTTGACTGTAACATCACCGTTGCCGAATGTACGAGTGGTGACCTTCATAGGTGGTGTGATGATTGAGTTCAGCTGGCGCACGTGTATGCTTGGCGCCCGTTGTGCCAGGTTCGACTGCTGGACCGATCGTCCGGGCATGCTCGCCTATGTCTCTCGTGACGGTTTTGTGTTCTTCGAGTATCCTTGGGATATGGAGGCTTGTAACGATGAAAACGCTTGAACGTTCTGCAATCTACAAATTGGCGATGGCTGATCAAATGCAGGAAATAGTGGTTGATCAGCTTGCGCAAGACAAACAGGTTACGCATGATACGTGCAATGCGGTGAAAGAATTCGTTCATGACGAAAGTGTGCATTCGCTGCTTAGGTCGATTATGTCACTCGGTTGGCATGTAGCTGTTGCGTCGCTTGAACGGAAAGCGTTGACTCTAAGCGATTTGGAGGGTTGAAACGATGGCAGGGATTTACCGTGCTGACATCTATTGTGACGATTGTATCGACCAAGCCAAAGACTCCATTGCTGACGTCATGTGGCATGATCGGGCTCTTTCCGTTACGCCGGATGGTGAGCGTGTTTCCGAGTTTGCGTCCTGCAAGGCGCTGAACGACTATCTGCGTGGGATGGATGAGCGCACGTATGACAGTGATGAGTATCCGAAGTGGTGTAGCGATGATGAGGAAAGTGACTGTCCTCAGCATTGTGGTAATCATGAGGACTGTGTCAACTGTGAGCAAACTCCCGACGGTTTCAAGTATGGCTGCTTTCTCGGTAATGACCTTACCAGCGCTGGTGCCGAATATGTCAAGGAAACCGTCCAGACCGACCTGCGGGAGGGTTATGACGATTCGGTGGCTGTTATGGTCTGGAAGCCTTTCTACGATTACATTGACTATGAGGAAGAGGGCGACGAATGACGCCTGTGCCGGAAATAAGGGAAATGCCGAGAAATAGGTATATCATGACTACTCAGTTTCGAGGGTTCATGTGTGCTGTGTGGCCTGGTCGGCTTCAACTCGTGTTACCGAATGACAGGGACCTACCACGTGCGCTGGTGAGACTGGTTTGGGGGAAGATACGGGATGACACCACTGGCCGCGATTCTCTGGCATGAAACACGTGCGCGACTTGATCAAGTCATAACGTATGGGGAGGCGCCACTGATTGGCGCTGAGCTGCTGGTCGGAGAGGTGGACGAGATTATATGGATTCTGCTGGAGCTGGACGATGACATCGGTTAAAACAGTCGCACGACATAGGTTGACTTCGACAGTAATCACGCCTGTGTGACCATTAAAGGTCGCAAAAGGTATAGGAATCGCGACAATGAATCCACTACCCGTGACAAAGATGCTGAATGAGCAGGTTGCTCCGGTGGTGCGGATTAGCTTCCACCGTCGAGTGGTGCGTGATGCGTTTCAGCTGTCAATACTGTCAACACCGATACCAGTCGGATTATCGTCAAATCTGGTCCAAGAGGTGCGGGTGGCGGTGTGGATAGGTGCCGGACGGCGGAATATGGCTAAATTGAGCGTAGACGAGCGCAAACAGGGCTAGGGGGCTCCAACTACCTTTGGAGGGCTTTGCGCTCGCTGGCGCTCGTAAGAGGTGCCTTTTTTACCGGATGAACGATATTCTATCCCGTCGACGTTGACGTTCTTCGGGCGACAGATTAGGAATTCGGTAGGGTTTCATGATTGCAGCGACTGAATCGAATGTGTCGGTTGGGAGGGAAATGTTCATCCCGTCGTCGCCATCCTGCTCGATTCTGGCGCCTGGGAGAGCTAGAAGGGCTTTGCGGCGGGGTCCCTTTATGTCGATTGAAACACCGATTCGCCCGGGGCCGTAGCAATACATGTGTCCGGCTTTGCCGATGAAAGGGATGATTTGGTTTTGGATGTTCCGACTGAGCGGGATTTCCATTTTAACACGATAACGACCATCTGAGAGGGTTTTGAGGTTTGGAAGCATAGTTTGATTCTCCTAGTGTAAAACCTTCATTGTACCACCAATCGGGAGTGGTGTCAAACATGAAAGTGTGGTTGGGATTATGACGCCTTTGCGGGATGTGCTGAATCCAGACGTATTCGAGCAGCTGGCGATGAGCTGTATTACGGATTGGGAGCCTTGGGCGGATTGGGCCCTTCGTGATGAGCCCTTTGGTGAGCTGGTGCGGGTCATAGGGGTGGGTCTATTTGAGCCTAGCCCTAGGCGCCATAACCAGAATCAGGAATGAAAAGCGCGCTGGCGTTTCTGGGAGGACCGGCATGACACGAACACCCCGCACGACCATGACAAGCGTCAAAGATGACTTGCTTCCGTCTGACTTTGCCGTTCATCTTCATTCGGATGAAACGTTTGATGACGAGTGGGTGGATTGGCTCATCACTGTGCATCTTGCCGATTGTGACGGCGAGGATATTCAACTCCTCGTGGAAAATGCAATCTTTTCACTGGACAACTAGGCGGGGCGGCGTAGACTTGAGTAGTTCCAACACAACACGCACCCGATCGGGAATTCACCATGTCCAGCTATGAAGACTATTGCAACGAGTATGCCATCTTTGGCGATCCCGAGCGGGATCATTATGAGCATGAGTTTAACGCCCAGTTCGATCGGTTCGACGGTTGGGATTGTGGCGACCCTGCGGCTGATGTTGAGGGTGACGGTCCGTGCGACCATGGCAACGTTGGCGGTTGTGACTACTGTGAGCAATTGGCGAACGATGAGGAAGCCGCGTTCCATGCGGCGTATCTCGAACGACAGGCTTGGCCTGATGACGTGCCGTTTTGATGGTTGAATTGATTGTAGCGCTATTGTTAATTAGTAGCGCTTATCTCCACGGGGCGGGCGGCGGCGTGTCCGCCTAAGTTAGCGTGTTCGTCGGCGACGCGAGTTTCCCCCGCTCGCCCGGTTCCGCCAGTCGGAAGAATCCGGAGAACCGGAAGAACCCGGAGAATCCGGAGAACCGGAAGAACCCAACCACGTGTGGTGGGGCTCATATGAAGCCTACCACGTAGAACCGTTTTGTCAAACCGGAATTATTTCCCTTGACTTGCTTGTGGTGTGAACTAAGCTTTCAATAGTTCAACGCGCACGACAGGGGAAACACGATGCTAACAACGAACAAAGAACGGGTTCGGTCGAGTTGTCAATTGCGGGATGACGTGGCCAAGCTATCGTCCGGGCGCTATTACGAAACCAAAGGGGCCTTTATCAACGCACTAACGGAGGTTCTCGACGCGCACGGATTACAACTTGAAACATGGGCGAATTGTCCGGGTGATGAGGGTCGTGCGACTTGGTTGCTTTCTCACGATGGTGTCGAGATTGACACTTGTGCGTTTTGTACGTGGTTTCGTATGCCAAGCGGTCGGTATGAATTCATTATCTACTTGACTTGATTGCGGTGCGACGTAAACTTGAATAGTTCAAGGCAACACGCACGCAAACAGGGGAAACGCAATGCACATCGAAACCAAAAGCCTTCCGTCATCCGTCCAAAGTCGACTCCGCGCCCGTGGTTACAACAAACGCGACGTCGCGATTGAAGTAGCCGAAACCGTTTGCCCTCTCGATTGTGGGTCGGATGGACAACGCGGGTATTGTGACATTATCGACTTGGAAAGCGGCGCGGTTGTGCGCGAGTTTAACGGGTCGTGGGGCGGCGCGAACATGTTCAACCCGGCAAATCGAGTCGATCTTGATAGTGCGGATTATCCGATTCCAGCCAATGCGTTGGTGATTAAGGGATCGGCTGGATACCGAAACTATGCCACAATAATCGTTGGCGTGGCCAATGCGCCTGCGTTGCTTCCATCGCCTGTTGACTTGTCGGAACGGGAAAAGCGCATTCTGGCAACCATCCGCTCGACCAAAGGAGGGCAGTATCGCAAGTCGGCATTGGATGCGATGAACGTTGTCGGTCCGGAACTGGACTCGCTTGCCGATCGGGGGTTCCTCAAAATCAACAAAGCTGGCGCAGTCCGCATAACCACATCGGGAAAGAATGCTTGTTCCGGAATTCGGGTATTTTGACTTGACCTAGCACCGGTGCGGGCTACATTTGAGTAGTTCAGGAACGAAACGCAAACAGGGGAAACAAAATGACCAGTCTTATCAACTTTGTCCGCCAGAACGGGTTCGACGCTTGGGTGGATGGTGACAAGCTTGCAATCGACGTAGGAGGTTCGGTAGTGCTTGTCGCACCTAACCTTCGCGACGTCCGCGCACAAGTCGACGCGCTACGGAATGCGGGATATTGACCAATGGCGGATGGAAAACGCAAGCGCCGCCATTCAAGCAATGAGGCGCGACGACGGTGGTATGCTTTGCACCGGTCGCGCCGCTTCATGCGGAGATTTGGGAAATGACGATTCTTAGGAGTTTCAAACGGGGCGCTTGGGAATCGCACATTGTGCAAACAGATACGGGGCTTCGGGTCCGACTCGACCATCCAAACGGATTCAACACCGATTGGCCAATCCACTATGGGGGCGACACCTACGGCTATGATATGTGGAATCCGCCACGGGATGCGCGTCGAGCTACTCGCGCCGCATTCAAAGTTTTGGAATCCGAGAAATAATCCTTGACTTGCTTGCGGTGCGACGTATCCTTTAATAGTTCAGGAACGCGACGCAAACAGGGGAAACACGATGAGAACCGCAAAACGCCTAATTGAAAACCGCTTCGGCAGCCGATCGGATATCGACAACGAGTATTGCGAAGGCTCGCGCACGCTGCGCGACATACTCGAAACAATCGTTCATAACGATTTGAAGGGTGACATCGGTGAGGCCGACTTCTGGCGCGGGGAATTGTCGACTTTATTTCCTCATTTCCAAGAATCCATTTGACTTGCTTGCGGTGCGACGTAGACTTGAATAGTTCAAGGCAACACGCAAACAGGGGAAACACAATGATCGAGACACTCGCCAACGCGCCGCTTGACTTGCTTGTAGTCGCTTTGGGTGGATTCATCGGATTCTGCTGGCACTACACCACAAACGTCTGCTCACGACAGTATTGCAGCTAGCTCAGGGGAATTGCAATGTTTGAATCGCTCACGACGGATGCGGATGTTCTGTCACATGTCACGGGTTCACTGGCTATGCTGGGTGCCGGGCTTGGCTGGCTTGTGATGTTTGTGCGGGCTGTGAGGTATTGAGGCGTTGAATAGGTTCGGTACTTTAGTGTATATATTTGTATTTTAGCGCCTGACTTTCAATATGAATAATTAAAATAAAACATACAGGTAATGTAATCACCTCATCGTTTACTCGTAAAAGTCGATTTGACCCCTGTATACGTGCATATCCGCACCGGGTCATGGGTCCGCCATCACCATGCGATCGACTCGTGAAACCGCTTCGATCCCACCAACTGTACCCCTCCAACGGGTGGAGTGTATTAAAATGATACACTTCTGGCTTACCCCTCCAATGGGTGGTGTGTATTAAAATGATACACTTCTGTCGTCATTCTGACTACACCCTACAACCTGCCCAACCTGCATAATTGGACGCGTGGAGGGGTGTGGAGCCGCGCCGTCACAACCGGAAAGTTCCTAAGAATCTGGAAAATGCCTACAGGCGAGAGAACCCCACCAGGCGCTCACACATTCTACAATCCACCCCACCACACCACTCCGCACCACCCATCCACATCCCCAACTCAGCCCAACCCCACCAATCCTCCAACCCCTGCCACCCATGATAACCAGCACACGTGGTGCGGGTGGCGCCACCCTCCAGCTCAGGATAATCACCACCACCCGTCTCACTCTCCAACTCAGGATAACCCGCACCACGTGTGCAAGCCTCCAAGTCGGTATGATTGGAATGATCGGATATGCCGTGGTGCGGGTGATGGTTGTGCGGGTGATGATGGATGGAGCGGTGGGGTCGAGCTGGAGGGTAGGTGTGGTTGTGTGGGTAAGTGGGGTGGGTCTAATTGTGCGGGTTATACCGGTGGTAGGGGTTATATCCTCGCCATGCCCTTTCGACACTGGCGGGTCAATCTGAGAAGTAGCCGACGCGTCGCAGGTCAGAGGGCGCCGCGCGTCGCAAACGGTGCGCTACCACCCCCCCCCCACGCGTGCAAGGCATCAAAGAGACGGAGCGGCATCAAAGAGACGGAGCGGCATCAAAGAGACGGAGCGGCAGTCGGCAGCCGCCAGCGTATCGCCAGCTCATCGGCAATAGGATCGACCGTAGCTAAGAAGAAGCGGATGGGTAACCGTCCCCACACCACATTCCGGCACCCAGTGGAACCCCGTGTCCACAGCCACTCCTGAATCTGGATCGCCGGGGTCGTGTAGATGGCTGCTCGGAGTGGGGTCATCTTTTATCTCCACGTAGAGTTGGTAGGGTGACGCGTCGTTGGAACGCGGGCGCGTGGTGGGTTTTCATAGATGGAGTCATCGATCCACCCCATAATGATCAATCACCAACCTGATTCCGAACCTGATCCACAACCTGATTCCGAACCTGATTCCAAACCTGCGCCCGAACCTGATCCTTAATTGGCGTCATAATTCTTCCCTAATCTGATCCAGTACCACATCTGATACCAAATATGATCCCAAATCCGATACCCCATCTCCGCATGAAGCTGATTCCAAACCTGATTCCAAACCAGGGACCCAACCTGCTTCTGAACATGGACCCGAACCGACTTCTGAACATTATTCCAAACCTGACTCTTCATAGGCGTCAGACCCATTGGAAAGCCTCCTGAAGAACGTACCCACTCCAAACCGCCTCCACCTCCTGCGGACAGCTATGGAAATGACACAAGGCGCCCACGGCTCTCGATACGTTAGGCACCGCGAACTGCCAGCGGTAACAGTAGCTACACACATCATCAACCATCTCACGTCGCAAAGGTGTCATAGTAATTCCCTAACCTGATCCCTAACCTGATTCCCAACCCGATCCCTAACCTGATTCCGAACCTGATTCCGAACCTGTTTCCAAACCTGTTTCCAAACCTGATTCCGAACCTGATCCCAAACCTGATTAAAACCCGATTCAAAACCTGATCCCAAACCTGATTTCTAAGTGGCGTCATTCCTGACCTCCCATCTGATAGAAAGAATGAGCGGCAGCATCACTTCTGGCCGCACCGACCTCACCAAATCGTTGAGTGGATGAGTCCCTTTGCCCAACGCAGTGAACGAGCCCTGAAATATGTTCGTTCGAATCACGTCAATCAATGGTATCATAACCACTCTCGCACGGACACGTATACCCGAAACATCACCTGACTAAACAACCCAGCCGTGCCACGCGTGTCAAATGGGACCATGCTCCCCGTCAGACTCCCACACTTGAAATCAGTTCCCATGAACAGTTCAGCTAATGGTGTAATTCCTCATCTCCTCACGAACGAAGTTGCGAGTTTGCCCCATCAACCCGTCACCCATCTCAACAAACTGTTGAACCGGGACATGGACCGTATCCTGGATCAAATCCCAACTCCGTCCCCAGAGCCGGTCACACATCTCTTTTCGAAGCGGCGTCATCGTTGATCCCCAACCCGATCCCAACCCGATCCCAAACCTGATCCAAAACCTGATTCCAAACCTGATCCCGCACCTGATCCCGCACCTGATCCCGCACCTGATCCCAAACCTGATCCCTAACCCGATTCCAAACCCGATTCCAAACCTGCGCCCGAACCTGATCCCCAACCTGATCCCCAACCTGCGCCCGAACCTGATCCCCAACCCGAACCTGATCCCAAACCCGATTCAAAACCTGATCCTTAATTGGCGTCATCGTTGCTCCCCAACCTGATCCCTAACCTGATCCCAAACCTGATCCCTAACCTGATCCCAAACCTGATCCCCAACCCGATTCCAAACCCGATTCCAAACCCGATCCCCAACCTGATTCCAAACCTGATTCCGAACCTGATTCCAAACCTGATTCCGAACCTGATTCCAAACCTGATTCCAAACCTGATCCTTAATTGGCGTCATAGTTGCGCCCCAACCTGATCCCAAACCTGATTCCGAACCTGATCCCAAACATGATCCCAAACCTGATCCCAAACCTGATTCCAAACCTGATCCCGCACCTGATCCCGCACCTGATCCCAAACCCGATTCAAAACCTGATCCCAAACCTGATCCTTAATTGGCGTCATAGTTGCGCCCCAACCTGATCCCTAACCTGATTCCGAACCTGATCCCAAACCTGATTCCAAACCTGATTCCAAACCTGATTCCAAACCTGATTTCTAAGAGGCGTCATAGTGACTCCTTGATCCACGCACGAAGTAAGTTTCGCGCCCTCGTGACAGTCCAGAAATCTAACCGCTCGCTTACCGACACTCGCAGTCCCCGACTCGTCCGTTTATCCACGAAGACGTGAAGCCACTCCCAGACGTACCGTCGCATTATCGATTTCAATGGCGTCATAGTGCCCCCTGAGTAAGCATCTCGATAACACCGCGCATCAAAGCATCCTGAGTAAATACCACCCATGCAAGTGACGCGATCCACTCGGGCAGATGCGTCGCAATCAGCGGGCGCCTATTGTATGGGCGGCACTCACGGTAAAGTGGTGTCATACTGTCTCCCTCACGGCATTCGCTATCGGAATAATGAGTCGAGGAATCCTCACCCACGGCTTCTGCCACTCGCGATGCTCGGGCGCCACGCAAACCATGAGAGCCCACATACGCTTCCCCACATCGTAATACACTATCCGTTTCAATGGTGTCATGTTGAATCCTTAATGGTCTCGACAAGGAACGCGAACCCAACCGGTTTCAATACGGACAGTACCTCTCCAAGTGACTTCAGCGTGTAGCGTCTTTGAGGTCCCCACAGGCGGTGGTGCATGTCTTCCCAAACGTGTTCGCGGATTTCAAGTTTGATCGAAGTCATTATAATGGCTCCTTCACCTGGTGCCGTACTGGGATGATCACCACATTCAACATAAAACGCCATGCCTTCCCGCGAGTCGCCTTCCACACGCAGGCGGAGATGTTATCATTGACTAACTCCTGCACGGAATCCATGGCTTGGTACTGAGCAGCTCGGCAAACACTGTCAACCAGAGGTGTCATGGTAATGTCTCTTTGATTTCCTGCCTGATGTGATCACGAGTTCCAAGCCAAAGCCTCACCCACAGCTCCTCTCGAATAACGAGCCACACGAGGTCGAACGTAAAGGACGCAACACGATTGTCGAGGCAAGTATTAGCCTGTGGGGCTATACCTGATCGGGTCGCCTCTTTCAAAGGTGTCATCGCCATGGTCCTTTTACCAGGTCTTGAATCGATATGAACGTATGCCTAAGTGGTCTCCGTAACTTTTGATGAACAATCCTAGAGCGGAAGGATGCCACCACGCAGTCCCACGCTTTACCTCGCATTTGACTGCTTACAAAGAACTTCACTGGTGTCATGTGATCCCCTCCAACAGGTCATAAACCTCGACCCAGATCACGTCTTTCAACCAGTCCCTCATCAACACAGCGACCGCAGTAGGGACTTGACAACGAGTCCGTACAGGTTGTGACGCCTGTTTCCACACTCGGTGCGCTGATCGTGACCACACACAGTCTCGCAAGTCGTTACGAAGATCAGTCATCTATTACCTGTTTCACAAATGCGGACACTATATTGACCCTATGCGGAGCCATCCAATCATGGATTGAATGTTTCAACAATGATTCACATGGTATCCGCGTCCACAACGGACCAGCGACCCGCCACCAGATTTCATCTCGAAGGGGTGCCACGTAAGTCCTCCGTTAACATTCTGCTATCTACTTCGAGTCGGACAGCCCGTATTGAAGCTGGCACCCGGTCTATCCACCTATTCCAACAACCAGGTGGGAACACACTGCTGACCCGTATTCGACCAACGGTCTGATGAAGTGGCGTCATACCGAGTCCCTCACACTTTCAATCAGCTCGGTCATGGTCTTCCACAACGGAGCATCGAGTTGCACGTAGGCTTTGCACGTGAGTTCAAACTTCGACAGGTTGTGCCAATTCGTACACACGTCAAGTGGGCGTGAACGGAGTTTCCATTTCATCGGCGTCACACCAATCTCCTGGGTAGAAGTCGAAAACCCATAGTAACCGATCCTCGATCTGTCGGCGGGGTGTCGCACTCACACGAGTCATGACGATGTCATATGACACCTCGTCAGGCTCCCTCAACAATTGATTCCTTACTGTCTGCATAGGCGGCGGATTTCACTCTCAGTATCTGTTGGTTGTAGACCATCTGAAGCCCGTGCCCTTCACTGGTCAGCCAGTACGTGAGCCCCAGCCCCTTCATCACAGACGAGGACCTGTGAATACCGAAGCCCGAACGGAGGAGCGGTCTTGTGGCGAAGAGCGGTCGAATGGAAGTCATATCGTGTCTCTCGTAGTCATAATCAGTTCACGTGTCAGGTCGAGGAACTGGACTGTTTGTGGATACCATCCGAATACTAGGAACCCAGGCACATTATTGTTCACGTCGATGCTGTGTTTGATTGCGTTTCGAATACGTGAGTAGAGTGGCGTCATCTTAATTTTCGCGAGAAGCCAGACGTGCCTCTTCCTTCGCAGCAAATGTTATGTTTCTCATTCCTTCCAAATACAGCTTCTGCGATGAACTTTCTGCCTCATCGAGTTGACGCTGTTTGAAACTCCAGGCCATACATCGTCGCATCACACTAACGTATAAGTTCGGAATCACGGACTGCATCACCTATGCTCCAAGTGATAGGAAAGAGTTCGTCATCCCAAACCTCCGTGTACCGGTCCCCATCCCTGTTGACATCAACTGCCATAAATGTCCTGCCAAGGCCAAGGATGCGACACCCTTGGTGGTAGACTTCTGGTCGAAAGGTTACACACAATGGTGTCATGGTAAACAAAGGGCTCCCCGAAGGGAGCCCACCCTTTCCACTACGTCTCAGCTCAGCCCTCTCGGCTCAGTCGGCGACGTTGCGAACTTCTTCCGTTATATGATCCGTCTCGCGGATAATACCCGAGTCGTACTCGTCCGGAGGAAGTGTGACCGCGTTGTGCTCTTGGTGAGTCAACGTGGCGCCTTCCGGCTTGGAGACGGCGAAGAAGTCTTCGTGGACTTCGACTTCGTCAATATCGATCCCGTGGTAATGTCCGGTGACTTCACCGTGAGCAAGGATCAACGCTTTCTTGCTCTTGTCTACTTCTGGAGTCATGATACTCTCCTACTGTTGCGAACGGTGATAAAGGGCTACCGTTCTCAGCCCACATGTGGATCAGGTAAGAATCTTGGGCCTCGGCTTCAGACTCGTTGCATTCTTCGGGAAGATGCAGACATCCCCTTGCTGAAACCAGTCCTTGCCGTTCTCGGCGTCGACCGGGATGCGCCGCATGTTGTCCGGCTTCCGGAAGTGGAGTGCTTCGTCGATCGTCGTACACTCAACCCCGACACCCTCGACGTGCCACAAGTCTGGAACACTCGGGTTCTTCATCTTCAAGTACGGCTTGGGTCCTTCCGTCTCGAACATCGCCTGAAGGTCGACGAGTTCGTAGTTCTCTTCCTTATCGAGAACGATCGGATTGGAGATTACGACCAGTCGCTCCATCCCTATCTTACGGATGGCTTCGGCACGGACTTGGGCATTTGTGATGCTCAAGACCTGCTGCCCAGTGATATCCTCGATCGGAGTCGTCACCAGCCACTCGGGAACGCGGACGCCGTTGAGAGCCCACACCGCGAAGCCATCACGGTAGAGAATGGCAGGTCCATCCTCGTTGTGCAACTGACCTTCGTTGAAGTGAATCTCAAGTGGACGCTCTTGGATGAACACCACCTCTTTGTATGGCGCCCACCAACCACAGGTTCGCGAGACTTCCAGGAGCCCCTCAATGATCGCCAGCTCGTCGAAGCCGACTTCCTTCCAGAAGAAGTTGTAGAACTGCAACCAGTAGATGTCGTGGCACCCATAAATTTGGTGCTCAAAGAGAGTCGACCGTGACAGCCCACACTTGTGCTCATCGGAGAACTGCTTCTGTTTGTCGACGCAGTCCGTGGGTGATTGCGCGAAGATGAAGGTCTCCGGGCATTCGATATCAACCTTCTCGTACGCGAGGCGGACGGCGGTGATTGCCTTCTCTCTGTCGACGTCGGCGGTGCTAAGACCGATGTCCAAGGCTTCTTGGAAGTAAACATCAAGTTGAGCGGTTTGTTCCGGGGTCAGTTCTTCGATCATCATAGTCTCCGAAGGAAAGGGTTATTGTAACACTCAAGTATACACTATGAGCGTCGGTTGTCAAATCAAGATTCCAAAGATTTCAAATATTTGATTTCAGCTAAGGTGAGGGTGATCACGAGAGCCAGGTCTTTGCCTAAGCACTTGGTGCTCGGGAACATGGTGTCAAGCGTGAAGACACCCTTTTGCTGTGACAGTTGCCAATCAAAGCCCAGTTCGCGGGCTTGTGTCACGAGGCGTTCGATGTTCACGCTGACCTCGCCTTGTCGATCACCATTTCGATTGTGGCTGGGACGGCGTAAGCAGCGAATCCAATTAACAGCAACGTCAAAGTATCCAGCCCCTCGCAAATTGTGTTCCCAGCCACCATTCCGCTCACACAGTAGAAGGCTCTCATCGTAGTTTCTCCAAATAGGTTTGAATCGATATCGGGACGCTGACGGACATCGCCAGTAGAAGTACATGTATCGAATGAGGTTCGGACAGAGAGGGCGCGAATAACCAGTAGGTACAATTCACGCCCCAACACCAGTAAAAGAGGTTCAGCCGCACTCAAATGCCTCCATGACAGACTCAACGGTTCCATCCACCACGCACCGAGCGCCAGTGAATGCAATCGTAACTTGTGCCAGGTCGGGGCTGGTCAAGAACAAGAAGTCCCGGTTGACCATTGTGTCCAGACCGGTCGGCGTCTTGAATCGAACGTGGAATCCACTGTCTTCCAATGTGGCCATCATCGCGTCGTACGTCAGCCCGCCTGTGCAGGGCAGGCCCACACCATCCATCAAGGCAACAGTGTAGTCTTTCTCGAACGGCGCCTTCGACAAGAAGGCAATCTTCTCAGGTCGAACAATTATTTGGAACTGAGGTGTGTCGAATTTGATCATTCGTCTCTCCATTGTGACTTCTTTCCTTTGGTTGTCATAGGGCACTTACCAAACATACCCTCCAGAATCGCGTGTGTCAAGTGCCACGCACCACGTTTCCTTGGCCAGTGCGTCAACTCGTGGTGCAAATCCACCTCTTCATCTACCAGGTGTGCCCTGTACTGCCCTGTCTCTGCGTTGAGGAAGGGTGTCGTGTTCGCTATTTCCAGAGTGCCTAGCGTTCGACGACGCCTCTCGTCGCCGAACGGGACCATTTCCAGGGTTACTCGGAGCATAGCTCGGGGACTCCTTTAGCCAGCACTCGGATCGGGAGTGTACCACTTGGGGAAGTACAGGCTTCGGCGATGCTGCAATTCATTCGTTTCATACGTGAGTCGGGGTCCGACCCAGACATGAACTCGATCGCGCGGCTGATATCGCGAGGTTGGCACTGTATCACCGACACTGGAATCCACTTCCCCGCTTGATTCTTCTTTTGGAACTGAAACGTTTCCATTGGGGACCTTTCTGATCTTGTTGACGCGTTCAACTGTGATGTAAAGCGTATCGACTCCGTTGGTCGCCACAAGCGTCCCAACATATTTCCCATTGTATGTCACAGGTCCTCCTGAGTCACCACCCCGCGCACCTGCCCCGGCGACAAACCTAAGACCCGATTGACCCTTGGCAGCCGTAGGGCTCGGGATACAGTCCGAGAGCGTGCCTGTGATCGATGCTGGGATGCCAAACCCATAGCCATGGATTGTGAGCGACTCGTCGTCGCATGGCGTCTCACCCAGAACGGCTGGCGTGCGATCGGTTTTATCGATTTGGACAATTGCGATGTCCCAAATCTTGTCTTCGCGGATGACTTTGCCGGTCGTCCACTCCCAATCGGTAAACATGATCAGGACCTTGTTCTCCTTGCGGTCGCGAACCACATGGTGATTCGTCACTATCTCCGTGGGCGAGATCAGCGTACCGCTGCCTTGCGAGTCACAGACCGGGCTGCCGCCCTTGTCATCGACGAAGACACGGACACAGAAGTCAGGAGGCGCGCCACAAGCCGATGAGCACACGAAATGCCCAACAATCGACATACCAACGATGTACAGACAAACACAACCAAGTAAAATCAACCAACGTTTCACGGCATCGTCTCCTCAAGAACCCACTCTATGGCCTCGTAGTCCGGGTAGACATGAAACGGGCCACGCTTACTTACAAATGTACCATTCTTTTCCTGCTCTGTCAAATCGGTTGCCCAATTCTTTCCAATTTCATGAAGCATCTCGTGGACTTGCGACGCGTGCTTCCCATGGAGCTGCTTCTGCGAGAAGAACGAACTCGCGAACATCGAGAGGGAATTACGCTTCCAGTCCAAACCTCTCCAGAGGAAATAGTTGGCCACCTCTTCCTTCGGGATGTTGAAGCACCGCGCGTCGAACGTGGCGCCCGACGGGTACTTCGTGGCAGCCTCCGGGTACACGATCGCCTTGTTAAAGGCTCGCGTCACTATGGAGGCGGCATTGCTGCATATCTTAGGCACGCTATAATTGAACCACGCGTCCGTCTGGAGTGTGTCGTAGTCCGTCAACACCACGCTGATCTCATCACTCTGGGTGTAGGCCAGCTTGGCGCCTTGGGCGTCCGCCAAGAGTTCCTTGGTAGCATGCACCATCGCGTTGATGAGGCGTTGATCGAAGGGACGATCGAAGCCACGCGTGAATGTGTGGAAGGCGCGCCCGTCTATCCGGATGATGACCGGCGTCCTCCGCGTGAGGCAGAACTTCGCACGGCTCTCGTAGTTCTCTTTCATCCTGTCGCCAAGGTCTTTCATGATCGCTCCTCTGCAAGGTTTCTCTGAAACTCGTGATAGAACTCTGGCAAATCATGACCCTTCCGAGCCATCAGCCGCTCAATAACCTCCTGCCCACTGAAGGGGCGCCACTCGCCGGTCAGACGAGCCGCATTGTCAGGACCAACGTCCATACTGCGTCGTTCTGGCCATGTTGTGTCGAGGGTGTCTTCTCGTTGCGCATGTGTATGTCCATAACAATGCAGCGACCCACGGTGGCTCAAGTCCCAGAACGCGTTCGGGAAGTGACTCATAAAGACGCGCACTCCGTTCATCTTGGTCATTCTTTGTCGATAGCAGGACCCTCCGAAGACCTTCCGGCACTTGTTCTCGTTGTCGTGGTTGCCCAATATAAGTTCAACGTGCCTACAACGTATCTGTTGACGCCAGTAACCAGGGCGGTGCCACGCGAAGTCTCCAAGGATGAACAACCGGTCCGCCCTCATGACCCTTGAGTTGATCGCGTCGAGGATGTGTTCGTTCCAATGGTCGACGGACTCGAACGGGCGCCCACCCAGATTGATGAGTCGCTCGTGCTCGAAGTGCAGATCGGACGTAAACCATGTGTTCATAGGGCATCCTTGATGCTGCTGTGAAGTAGATCGAATTGATAGATGCAATCAAGCCTTACTCCAAGCACGACCTGACGCCGGATAGCATTGTCTTCCTCCCCGAGACCTTTCGAGACCATGTCACAGGTCTTGTCCCAAACCTCGTACCGAATCTGCATCTTACAAGGTGTCATGATCGTAGGAACTTCAACGTGTTCATTACATTGTTGAGCTGCGTCGAGACATTCCCGAACCGTTCGGTGAACTCGCGTAGCATGTACATGTCCTCGCCATGGACTTCCAGGTCTGCGACCTCATTGACCAATTGCTCGACGAATTCATTCTGAATCTGAGCCAGCTTGTCGAATGCGAGTCCGCACTGCTTGGACAGGTAGGGGTTCGCCAGCTTCCACTCCGCCGCCGTATCCTGCTGCTGTTTCTGCTGCCGTATGGCTCGGAGTTCCTTGAGCATCTCGGTGAACAACGCGTCCATCCTCTGCTCCCATGACACACGTAGACGGGGATCATTTATCGTCATTGGGTTCACCTTTCAGGAATTCAAAGGGTCCGGAGTGCCCAGCTTGCAGAAAGGCAACCCGCGTTAAGTTAATCGAGACTGCACCACAGCGTGCGCATTGTAATCGATCCTTTGATCGATACACGTCCTTGGCGCGGACATACTCCGCAACTGTGCAAACTTCACATTTCATAGGTATACCCACGCTTTAACTGGAAAGTGGACAGTGACATGTCCGTGCGAACCATACACTGTCTGCCCAACCAGCAGGGGAGTACCCAGCCCCTCTAGCACCGGATAAAATGCACCAACATCAATCCCGTCTTCGTCCATCCACCGTAAGCGCCGCTTTACGATGTTGATGGTCGGCATGAAACACATGTGCATAGTGAGTGAGGATTTCCCATCAATGATCGTGACTTTGTAGACGTCAATAGTCTTGTCTTGTAAGTGTGTCAAGGAGGCTCTCCAATATTGCTGCGGCGGACATGTCGTCGTCCACTTGATCCAACAGGGATTGGTAAAATGACATGAGTTGTGGAAACGTCATCGCATTGACGGGCGGACTCAACGGGTCTCGTTGAATCTTCACGAACTGGAACGACAGGTTCAGTCCGTCATGTTCAGGTGTCGGTGGGTTGATCCATGGCATCTAGGAATCCCTCCAATTCGACTGCGAGGATTGATTCGATGTCCGGCTTGACACCGAGCCAGCGTGTTTGGTCCTTCACGATGATCGCAAACCGACCATCAAATGTCATGACTCCACTGACATTGGAGACCATGAGGACCTTCCGGATCGGCTCCGGAGGGACAGGAAGCGAGCCTTGGATGACTTCTACCTTCCCAACGCCAGCCCGAGGCTTGTTGAATACCAACCAATCACCCATATTGTGGCGTGGCGTTGTTGTCAGGACCTTCTTGTCCCCAATATCCATTTCGTTCCACTGGAATTCAATTACCATGCTTTCTCTGCCTTGATCTGTCGGAGGATTTCGATTGCGGTCGCGATGGTGATGTTCTTCTGTGCCTTGTCAACACCAAAGCCAACCCTATGCCCGCCCTTACTAATCGGCAAGACAGCCCGGCATGCTGTCTCAACATCATCGATCGCGGACATTAGCCGGTTGTAGTACGTTGACACGAGGTCATCTTTCAGTTCTGCGCAGACCTTGCGTAGTTGCTCGATCTCAGCAGCACACGTAGGTGTCCCTTGTCTTTTGTAAACAGGTGCTTTGGCGCGTGCCATAGTGCCTCCTAGTAAGGGGTTGAGTCGTCCCAATCGTCATTGAAGAAGTCATCGGGCATGTCATCGTCGTCGAGTCCGAGCAGATCATCGTCCGGATCAACGTCGATCTCCAAGCCCCAATCGTACTCATCGTAGACGTCATCATCAAAGTCTTCGTCTTGTGGCCAGGTTGCCATTTGTCTTCTCCTGTGACTAGAAATACTTCTGATACCACTAGCTTACCACACAAACCACGTCGATGCAAGTGGGAAAACGGCTTATTTGATGCTTATTTTGACTATTTTGGGGAAAATGACGATTATTCGGATATTCTGGCTTACTTTTGGGCACCAACTTCGTATAATGAGGATAGTAGGAGTGAAATTCATGAAACATGAACAAGTACCAGCCGATTCCCCAGACCGCTGCCAGGGGGTAGCACCGGCGACCGGCAGCCAATGTAGCAACCGCGCCACCCTTGACGGGAGGTGCGATGCGTGCCGCGCTGTCGACCCGGTAGAGCGAGAGCACACGGACTGGCTAACGCAACAGTACAAGAAAGCCGTCCGTTCCAAGATCAATCCTGGGGCTGAAATCGATCTACTCCGGGAGGACGTTCTTACGATCCGCGCACTCATTGCGGCTCGCCGCGACATGATCGAAGACTCGGACACCTTCCGAGAGCACTCGGGTCATCTGTCAACTCTAATGACCAAAGCTGAGAAACTCATCCGCACGCTAGTTGAACTCGAACGTCAGAACGACCAGCTTCTCAACAAGGATGCTTTGCTCGTATGGGCGACCAGCATCCATAAGATTGTCCTCGATAAGATCGAAGGGCGCTTTGAGGGTTGGGAAGACGTAGGCGATGAATTAGGCACGCTCCTCGCCGAATCAATTGTGCATGTCAAGAACCCCGAGTAAGGAGAAACCATGGTAGAAACACCCCGACGCAAGGGCCTTCTGAGGTCGAAGACGTTTTGGGCGAACCTTTTGGGCGGCGTCGTCAGTGTTGGCGCAGTCCTGGTCGAGAGCCCCTTTGTGATGAGCAACCCTCAACTGGTTGCGTACTTCGCAACTGGGATGGCTGTCCTCAACGTCATGTTGCGACTCGTATCGTCCGATGAGGTAACCGTCACCGGTAACTGATCATTGACTAATCAATCCACTAACACGAAGCGGCAACGGGGACCAGCGGGTCCCCTTGCCCAGCTCGTCCGAGAACGCCATGATTCCAGTAAACCTTCAACAGCATCTGCGTGGGATTCGAGGCGTCGGGACGGATACGCGAGTTTTGAATGTGGGCCAGATCATCCGACGCCAGCCCGACACAAAGCTACCACAACAACCAAACAGCCCCGTACAAGACGTACAAAGGGCAATCCAAAGTCGCAACCGTCTGCTCTGATATGCAGCTGTGGGAAACAGATCAAGTATGCCCACGAGACACGGTGCGAGGACTGTTACGCCGACGACCAGGTGAAGTACCACGGTCGAGATCAATCGGCAACCATTTATTGGTAAGGGGAGACTATGATTAGGTACATCTTGTGTACTGCTGTGTTCTTGATGACGACCACGACCGGCGCCGACGACTTTCCGGCAATCGACTACAGCCCATCGGCTGTGTTCAATGATCCGGAAGAGGCAACGGAAGGGACGCCACAAGTGATTGTTGATGCGCCCGACTCGGTGTTCATCGGCGACATGATTGTGATTGACTTAAGCGACAGCATTGGCAACGGGTTCGATCTTCGCATCATCCCCGAACCTTCGGTTGTCCGCGTCTTCAACGAAGGACGAATCATCACTGCCTCCACTGGCGACAAACCGATTGAGTACCTGTTCATCTTCTCGTGTGCGATTGCCGACAAGTCTGATGTAAAGACCAAAGTCATCCGCGTCGAGCAGCGAACACCGCCCGCGCCGCCCAAACCACCGAAGCCTCCGAAGCCGCCGACGCCTCCGAAGCCTCCGGTGGAGCCGGACAGCCTTCTCGGACGCGTAATCACGTGGTGTGAAGACGTGCAGTCCCCGACGGCGCGCGACGATGCGTTGAAACTCCAACAGTCATTCAGCACCCTAGCGATGGTAATTGAGAGTGGCGCGTTCTCCGATGTCGCACAGATCATGTCCGCGACAAAGGAATCGAATGCTGACGCTCTTGGCGCCAACAAAGTACACTGGGACCCGTTCCTCGATAAACTCGCCGAGGAGCTACGAACAATGTTTGACGCAGGTCAGCTTCCGACAATCGAGTCCCACTCCAAAGTGTGGACGACGGTGTCGAAGGGACTGCAACAGTTTGCTGATCGTGAGGAGGTGAAATAGCCTTCTGACCGAGTAGAGGAGAGGGTTATGGATCGCAGATCGTTTTTAAGCCTTGCTGGTGGCACACTCGTCGCTGGCGCAATGTCCCCCGGGCAGTTACTTGCAGAGGCAACGCGATCCAAGAAACCGATTGATGGCGGCTGGCGACCCGGACCAGCCAAGCACCGACCCGAGTTCGCAACATTCAACTACGCTTTGCAGCGGACAGGTCGACGGAAGCTTGCTCTCTTATGGAAATACCTGGAGCGAGCAACAAAAGCCCCGCTCGTGCCGCATGATCAAAAGATCGGCGACTGCGTGAGCCAGGCGTACGGACTCGGGATTGACGTCCTGACGTGCGTGCAGATGTACTCGCTTCGCCGCTTGGAGCGGTGGGCGGGTAAAGCCGCGACCGAAGTGATTCACGCTGGTGCGAGAGTTCAGATTGCTGGCGGTAACCTCCCCTTCAGGGATGGCTGTGCAGGGGAATGGGCAGCCGATTGGTGTATGCACTACGGTAGTCTGCTCCGCCAAGCCTACGGTGACTTCGACTTCACAACATACGATGGACTGAAAGCCCGCGCATGGGCGCACAAGTGCAACGAATGCACGACGTGGGGCGGCGGCGTCCCGGAGGAATTGATTTCACTGTGCAAGGAGCACCCAGTCAGGACAGCTGCCGTTGTCAAGACATGGGACGAAGCCTGTGACGCCACGTCGAATGGGTACCCAATCATCCTGTGTTCGGATCAGGGGTTCTCGAACGAACGCGATGAGGACGGCTTTGCAAAGCCCATCAGCGAGAAGTGGTACCACGCGATGCTCCTGGCAGGGACGGACACCCTGAGCCGACGCCACGGTGGCTTGGTCATCAACTCCTGGGGTAAGAAGTGGATCAAAGGTCCGAAGCGTTGGAATCAGCCCGATGGCTCGTTCTGGGTAGACCCAGACACAATTGAATACATGCTGAGCTTTGGCGACAGTTACGCCATCTCAAACTACAGAGGCTATCCTCGACGCAGTCGGCTCGACTACGTTTGGTAAGGGGAGACACATGAGACTTGCATTACTATTGATCGCCATTCTGGCGCAACAGGGGTTGACACATGAGACTAGTTCCGCGAATGAGACTGTGGGTTCGGTTCCAAGCCTGGTTGATTGGAGTTTGGCGGGCGATGTGTGGCAAGAGACCCGTCGATTGGCAAGACGAAATCAACGCTGCTGTCGACCTAGCCAACGAAGCACTCGACCTACGGACGAGACAAGCGTTGGAGCGGCTGGAACGAGCACCAGTGAAACCGAAGCCTGTCCCGGAACCTGCCCAGCCCAGTCCGCCGAGTGGACCCGAGAAGGACAAGGATGGGACAGTGTCGGACCGCGTCTTTATGGAAGCACTCCGACGGAGACGCGAGAGGCGGCAAATAGGAAAGTTCGAACTGTAGACCACGACGTCCCGCCCATCGTTGATATGGATGGGAATTATGCTGTACTCTTGACCGGTGATGGCTGCATCCATTGCAAACGGATGTACCCAATCGTTCAAGAACTCAGGGATGCAGGCTACAAAGTCTACGTGTTTAGCACCTCGGATTACCCAGAGATCAAAGCCCAAATCACAGCGTTGGACAAAGACGCCCGCCCGATTGGCAGTGGCATTCCTTGGTTTGTTATCCGAAGCGAAGGGGAGACGGTCAAGGTGTTCCGAGGCTTCACCCCGATGGAGCGAATCAAACCACACATGAAGAAGCCAGTGGTTGTTGTCCCGGATGACCCCACACCCAGACCTGACTATGATCTCTGATGTGTTGTCCAAAGAATTCAGTATCGATCCTGACCCAGATCAAGAACGCGACAGTCGCGTATGCAACTTGGGTCGCCGCAGGAATGCCCAAGCGGTCGCCGACATTGATTGCGGCTCTGTTTGACTTCTGCACAAAGTGCCCAAGCAACCGGTACCAGCGTATCTCAGCCGAGCGAGGTAAGTGTCTCGAATGTGGCTGCTTCCTGAAGCGGGTACCAGGCGGCTTAAACAAACTAGAACTTGTCAGTGAGGGTTGTCCACGAAGGCATTGGCCCCCACAACTAACTGGAATTCCCGATGACGTGTAAAGGCTGCAATCAGAAAGGCAACCCACTCAGCGGGACGGGAGACTATTACATGGCAGAACGCATCCACGTTGAACTACCCGTTAGCGAGTATGTCACTCGACTCGAACTCTACCACGGCGACCCTGATGTCCCCGAGCGTTCGAGCGAACAGTGGCCAGGAACCGAATCCATCAAAGTCAAGCTTCCTGACCATGTGCCGCTCGAAGAGTGCCTCATCGTCGTCAAGACGATTGGGAATGACGGGCAAGAGATTGGCAATCCGTACCAATGGAAAGACGGTAAGCTCGGACCCTATAACCCCGAGACTGACCGCTGGACGCCAAAGGAGCCCGCTGGCAAACGTGTGTATGTTAAAGATGAAGAAGGGTTGCCCGCCCCAACCTATGTCGAGTCGGATGCAGAGCCCGCGCCCGAGACCGTCGTTGAGCCCTCGCCCGAGACCGTCGTTGAGCCCGCGCCCGAGACCGTCGTTGAGCCCGAGACAACGCTCTGGACAACGAAACAGTTCTCGCCCGACGAAGTGATCGTACATGAGGGATCGCCCAGGGCCTACGTAGCCGACACGCCCGCCCCAGGCGAAGTGCTCGACTACGAACCCGAGGTGGACGAGCCAGTCGACGAATTAACTGCCATGGAGCAGATTGCCGAAGAGACCCGCGCGTTCTACGACATGGAAGAGCGTCCGTACATGGCTCCCGAGAAGAAAGTGATGTTTCCAAGCCCGGAACCGGATGTGAAGTACGGGCTCAAGGAATTACAAGAAGATGTCAAGGACGACGAGCCTGAGAACGATGAGCCCGAACGTCCGCAACCCAGCGACGAATAAATGCCAATTGATCTCACAGACGTACAAGAAGCCATCCGCTCTGGATTCAAGTCCAGGACACTCACCACCTGCTCTCGATGGGCGGTGGCGAGGCGGGTGATGGGAGTGCCTTTCCCGGGACCATTCAGTTTCAAGTATCATCCCTGGGCACGCGGAGTCCACGACTCCACGGCACACCAGAACGTGGCGATGAAGGCGGCACAAACAGGGTTGACGGAAGTGTGCATCAACCGCGCCTTCTTCACACTCGACGTGCTCAAACGAGATGTCTTGTATGTGTTGCCAACGACGGTCAACGCAGGTGACTTCTCAAAGGGTCGATTCGGACCGGCCCTGACGCACAGCCAGTACCTGAAGAACCTCTTCACAAACACGAACAGCGAGAAGCTGAAACAAACTCACCATGGCACCACCCTGTACATCAGAGGAAGCCGTGGCGATAGCAACCTGAAGTCGATCCCTGTCTCGGACCTGATCCTTGACGAAGTCGACGAAATGGACCAGAGTCAAATCTGGTTAGCCTTTGAGCGGTTGTCGGGGCAATTAGAGAAGCACATTTGGGCTATCTCGACACCGACGATACCTGATCACGGAGTCAGTCTCCTTTACGACGAAAGCAGCCAAGAACACTTCGTTTTCGAATGCCCTTGTTGCTCGCGAATGACTGAACTGATCTGGCCAGACTGTATGGAGATCATCGGAGAGGGCGTGAGCGACCCAAGATGTCACGAGTCCTATCTGAAATGCAAGGAGTGTGGTGGGAAGCTGAATCACGAAGACAAGCCGAACTTCCTCAACAAGGCGAAGTGGGTTCCGATGAATCCCGACGCCAACATGGACAACCGAGGATTCCACATCAATCAGCTGTACAGCTTCACTGTCACCCCGGGCGAGATTGTAATTGCCCACCTCCGTGGGATGGGCGACGAAGGAGCCGAGGCTGAGTTCCACAAATCGAAGCTCGGCAAGCCGTTCGTGCCAGAAGGCGGGCAGATCATCGATGGTCAAATCGATAACTGCATTCGAGGGCACTCGAAGAACGACATGCCGCCAATCCAGAGTGAAGCTGCTCATAGACGCATGATCACGATGGGTGTGGATCAAGGCAACTGGTTACATGTAGTGGTGATTGAATGGTTCTTCGAAGCGTTTGGACCAGATTTGAATGCAGTCGCCATCGGCAAGATGTTGTGGTTCGGCAAGTTCAACGTGCAAGCCGACAACGGATGGGGCAGGCTCCGCGAGATGATGCGGACGTGGCAAGTAATGCACTGTGTGGTCGACGCCGACCCCAACACGCACGACGCCAGACAGTTCGCACGGTCCTTCCCGGGTTATGTCACGCTGTGCCGCTACCGCCGAGGAGTGCCGCAGAAAGAAGTGGCAGTGACGGAGATGGACGACATGCGAACGGAAGTCGCAACAGTAGATCGAACAAGTTGGCTCGACATCACCCTGGGTCGCTACAAGACAGCTGAACCACGGATGCTCTTGCCAAGAGACATCAACATCGAGATGAGGGACCATCTCAAGACGCTTGTGCGTACGTACAAGAAGGACGAGAATGATAACCCGGTCGCAACGTACTTGAAGCCAGGGAACAGAGCTGACCACTATGCTCATTCCTTGAACTACGCTGAGATTGCATTACCATTCGCAGCGAGTTATGTGCGTGGAACCGATATCCGGACTTTCTTATGATGAAAACGTGTACGCTATGTGGTGAAACTAAGTCTTTCGAGGAGTTCATGCGTAACAAGCGGATGAAATCGGGACGGGGACCACGTTGCCGAACTTGCAACAATATGTACGTACGTGACTACTACAAAAAGAATCGACACAAACAACGTGCAGCGAATATAAAAAGCAAGTATGGGATCACCATTGCAGACTATGACACCATGCTGGCCAAACAAGGTTATGGATGTGCGATCTGTGGGGCAAAGAAACCAGGTGGAAAGCAGAAAGCATTTTACATTGATCATGACCATCAAACGGGTGAGGTACGTGGGCTCCTATGGAATCGGTGTAACCATGGGTTGGGGCTCTTTCGAGATGGGACTGAGTTGTTGTACAACGCAATCTCGTACTTAAACAGTGGGGAGGGCTCATAATGCCAACCAACCTAACGACAAAGCGTCGGATTATCGATGCGCGCCACCCTGCCTATCTCACAGATCAAGGCATGTGGAGAAAGTGGAGATATACGTACCGAGGCGGAGATGAGTTCGTCGAAGAGTACATGACAAAGATCGACCGTCAAGAGGATGCCCTTGACTTCCAGGCGCGGAAGGACATGGCACCCGCTCCGACGTTTGCCAAAGCAGCCGTCAACGACGTTCGAAACAGTATCTTCCAACGGATGCACTCGATTGTCCGTCGCGACGGTAGTGCCTCGTATCACCGTGCCGTAGCCGGGCTGGATAACGGCGTTGACCTTCGTGGTAGCACAATGAATGGGTTCTTCGGGAAAGATGTCCTGACCGAACTACTCGTGATGGGGCGATGTGGTTTGTATGTGGACAGCCCAGATATTCGTCGTGATGATGGATCACTCCCAACCCTCGCTGATATTCGAGCCGCCAACTTCCGACCTTACATCTACATGTACCAGGTCGAAGACATCCTGTCATGGAGACTGTCGAGACCAGAAGACCCGAGTGAATTCCAGTCCATCTTACTACGTGACACGTGTCTCGACTACGATGATGCGACGCTCCTACCGATCCAAACGTTTGAGCGGTACCGCCTCTTGTGGATCGATCCTGTTGACGGTCTCGTTCGCTTGCAGTTCTTCGATGAGAATGGCGACACAGTGAATGCGAACGGCGACATTGTTACCGAACCACGCGTGCTGAACTTGAACCGCATCCCGTTCATCATGCCGGACATCGGCGACAGCCTTCTGAGAGATGTGTACCGTCACCAGATCGCTCTCATGAACATGTCATCCCGCGACGTGGCGTTTGCATACAAAGTCAACTTCCCGTTCCTCTCGCAGCAAGAAGACCTGCGAGCGGTCGGCGACCACCTGAAACACAATGTCAACCCAGACGGCACAGCCGAAGCGGGTGGGCAGCACACGCACCTAAAGGAAATGAAGATCGGGCTTGAGCACGGCATCAAGTACGACCGCAATACAGACCGACCTGGGTTTATCCACCCGTCAAGTGAACCCCTACTGGGCTCCATGAAGCTTCAAGAGAAGCTGGAAGCCAACATCCGACAACTCATCAACCTCGCGGTTGTGAATACAGCGGCGCCCCGTCAGTCGGCGGCATCGAAGTCGTTCGACAACCAAGGTTTGGAAGCGGGTCTTTCATTCATTGGGCTGGTGCTCGAACAAACAGAGCAGCGTGTTGCTGACTTCTGGGCCAGCTACGAGAGCGTTGAAGTCGCCGCGCGTAACATTGCAGTCATCAAGTACCCCGAGCGGTACGCCCTCCGCAGCGACCAAGAACGAATCGACGAAGCGGCTGGTCTTGTTGACCTGATCAAGCAAACACCGTCTTCCACCGCCCGCAAGGAACTGTGGAAGACGATCATCACTGTCCTCCTGGGCGGTAAGATCAGCGTCGATGACATGAACACAATCTTCCGAGAGATCGAGACAGCTGCGTTTACGACAAGTGATCCGGACGTCATCTTCGAGGCGTTGGAACGTGGAGCCGTTGGTGAAGTCACCGCTAACCTGGCACTCGGGTTCGAGGGTGAAGAAGAAGTGAAGAAAGCAAGGATCGACCACGCGGACCGACTCGCACGTATCGCAGAAGCACAAAGCAGTAAAGACGACGGTGAGGACGACAACCTAGCCGCACGGGGGCTGAAGGACTTCGATGATGGGAGTGGTGGCGCCTCGAAGGAGCGAGAGGAAGCGAATAACCCAGACCTCCAAGCTGATAGGAAGAAGCGTGTACGAGGTAAGGGCAAGCGAACGGAGAATAAGTAATGGCTATCAATGAGACCTACTACGGAACGCTCGCCGAAGCCGAAGACTACTTCGCATCGCGCCTGCATGAACATGCGTGGACGAATGCGGTACCTACCGACAGAACAAAGGCGTTGATCGCCGCAACAAGAATCATCGACTACTTGAACTTCAAAGGTGACAAGGCTACGGTCTACACCTTGATCAATACAACGAACTCGTGTAATGCGTGCAGCTCAGAGGGTGCCCTGGATGAGGGGTGTATAACGATTGCGGAATTACAAGCAGCAAATCTCGCACAGCCGCTCGCATTCCCACGAGGACAAGACACAGTAGTGCCCGAAGACATTCGACGGGCCTGCTATGAAATCGCTCATTCATTGTTGGATGGCGTAGATGTTGAGATCGAACTTGAGAACCTCGGTATCTCCAGTATGGGCATCGCCTCCGCGAGAGCCACGTACAACCGAAGCCAAGTGCCGATCGAGCATCTTATTAACATGGTTCCCAACGCACTTGCGTGGAGAATACTCAAACCTTTCATCCGAGACAATGACGCAATCAAGATTCGTCGAGTCTCATAGCTACCAGCATCCTAAACCTGCCTTAGAGGATGAACACCTGGGTACTCGCAGGGTAAAAAGAGGAAAGACATGTATTTGAATCCGGTCGTTTCACTGTACGAGGGAGAATCAACTGACGCCGACGTAGCCGCCGCACAAGCCGCGCTACAGAAGACAGCTGCCGATGCCGCAGCCGCAGCAGCCCAGCAGCAAGACAAAGTCTTCACGCAAGAGCAGTTGAACCAGTACGTTCAAGAACGACTCGCAAAGGACCGGAAAGCCCGACAGGAAGAGTTCAAGAAGATCGAGAAGGACTATCAAAACCTCCTCGCATCGAAGGGACTCACAGAATCAGAACGCGATTCACTCACAGAGCGGCTTGAAGAACTCCAACGTCAGAACCGGACGAAGGAAGAACAAGCCAAAGTCGAAAAGCGTGAGATTCGAGAACAGTACGAGAACAAGCTCAAAGAACTGGAGAAGCGAGCACAGGACTACGAGAACCGCTACACCAGGTCAACAATCGAACGAGCGTTGACAGATGCGGCGAGCAAGCACGGTGCTTATAAAGCATCCCAGATTGTAACGATATTGGAGAAGCACACCAAGTTGGTGCCCCCAGTTGACGAGAAGGGGAATCCGATCGACGGTGAGCTTGTCCCGAGAGTAGACTTGCCAGATGTGAATGAAGCTGGCGAAGCTTACATCTCCAACCGAACCCCCGATGACGCCGTCGAGCGTCTGAAAGTTATTGACCCCAACCTATTTCTTGCGAATGTGGCTGCGGGCGTTGGCGGGGCTTCCACTACCGGTGGTGTCACACCGGGTGCCAACGGGGAAATCGATATTTCTAAGCTGACACCCGAGCAGTACCAGGAATTGAGACGCAAGGACCCAGCCAAAGTGGGTCGCGCCCGAAGGGCTTTTCAATAGTCGGGGTTGAACTTTGACAGACCTGCACCCACGCGGTGCGTAACCCTACCTTATGGAGAAATAAGGACATGACTACTTACTTGAATCCCGTCGTTTCGTTGTACGCGAATGACAATGACGCACTTATCCCGGAGCACTGGGCCAACGAGGGTCTGATGATCCTGACAGAGAACATGGTGATGGCCAACTTGGTCCACCGTGACTTCGAGGATATGGTAGCCAGCTATGGTGACGTTGTGAATACACGTCGACCTGGTGAGTTCGGCATCCGTCGACGTGACGATGCGACAGCCGTTGTGGCACAAGATGCGGTAGCGACAAACGTTGCGGTTCCGCTGAACCAGTATTTCTACGAGCACTTCGTCATCAAAGACGGAGAGGCTTCGAAGTCGTTCCAGGACCTCGTCGAGATGTACTTGGAACCTGCGATGATCTCGATTGCCAACGGTATCGATCGTGTTCTCTTGGGTCAAGTCCATGAGTTCCTCGCGAACACCGTCGGTGGCTTGGGTCTGTTGTCCAGCACAACGTCTTACGACACAGTGTTGGCGGCACGCCAGAAGCTGATCGAGAACAAGGCTGGCGCCGCTGGGCGTAACCTTGTTGTGAGTCCCTCCGGTGAAACCGCCCTCTTGAAGGACCAGACATTCGTGACTGCCGACAAGAAGGGTGACGACGGCACGGCTCTTCGTGAAGCCAGCCTCGGTCGTATCCTTGGTATGAACACCTGGATGGACCAGAACACGCCTCTCGTCGTGGCGACGACAGCGGACACCGCTTCGACCACAACGACAGCTGTTGAGCCTGCTGGCGAGACCAACATTGCCGTGACGAACACGACTGGCGTAACCGTCGGTTGTTTCACAACGATTGTTGGCGACGAGCAGCCCCGTTACATCACAGCCACTGGTGCTGGTCCCGATGTGACATTGGATGCAGGTCTCGTAAGTGGTACCGCCTCCGGTGCCGCGATCACGTACTACAAGGCTTGTGCGATCAAGAACGCTGCTGGTTACGCCGCTGGTGAAGGTAAGCAGATTCTGGTCGATGGCTACACCGCTGGTAAGTACCCGCGCGTCGGGCAACTGTTGGCTATCGGTGTAGGTGCGGCTCGCCGGACCTACACAGTGATCGAGTCTTGGGACGGTGGGGCGAGCGATCGCTACCTGCTCCTTGACCGACCTCTGGAAGTTGCCGTGATCAACAACCAGGCTTGCTTCCCAGGCCCAGCTGGCGGTTACAACTTCTGCTTCCATCGCGAAGCTCTGGCTCTCGTGACACGTCCCCTGGCTCTGCCCGCGTCGAACCTTGGCGTCCGTGCATTCCAAGCGGTCTACAAGGATGTACCGATGCGAATTGCGATGCAGTATGACATCGCTTCCGCTGGTACAAAGGTGACTTTGGACATGCTCGCTGGTGTCCAGACCCTCGACACCAATCTCGGTGTGGTGATGCTTGGCTAATCAACTAGTCGGCTGCCCTCCCCGATCAATCGGGGAGGGCGCTGGCTGTTTATGGAGCGGGAAGATGACGGATAAGGACACCATCCAGGAGTTGTTGAAAGCGCAAGCCGAGCAGCACGTGAAGGTTGCGACGATCGAGACAACTTGTAAGGAAATCAGAGACAGTTTACTAGGCAACGGTAAGCCGGGGCTCTTAACACGGATGGCATTGCTAGAAGACAAAGACAGAATCCGTGGGAAGTTCCTGTGGATCGTTGTGACCGCTGTTGCTGCCTTGGGAGCGGAAACAGCACTAACCCTTCTCAAATGAGGACCTCAACATGCCAGCTGAATTCAAAGACACCGTGGCGTCGCCGCTCAAGCATGGGCATAAGGCTGTAGGGACTACCGCCGTGCAACTTGTTTCCACTAATCCACAAACGATGCAAAAGGGCGTTCTATTGCGAGCCAACTCTGCAAATGCTGCTGACGTGTGGGTTGGAGTGGGTTCGAATGTAACTGCCGACTCCGCAGAGAGTACCGGTGGCATGCCTTTACCGGCTGGGGCATCGATGCTAGTCCCGACCGATGACGCGACAAAGATATGGCTGATTTCTACAGCCGCGACACAAGACATTGCTTGGATCGGAGCATAACACATGAGATGGACGCTCGGTTATCCAAATCAGAGGGGGTTCGTTGGTTGGGGCTTTAATTGTTACTATGGCGTTGAAAGTGAGGATATCGTGACTGGTGAAGTCCGTGCGTACTGTGGGAGTGCCGCCCCGAGCGGGTGGGTCCTTTGTGATGGGTCAAGTTATGCGACCGCTGACAAACCCGATCTTTTTAGTATAATCGGGTACACTTACGGCGGGTCTGGCGCAAACTTCAATGTACCTGATTTCCAAGGACGGATGTTAATTGGAGCTGGGTCGGGCGCAGGGTTAACAGCACGGTCTCGCGGGGATTCCAGCGGCGCTGAGAAGATCACCGACGTGCCTGAGCACAACCATGACATTGAATGTAATTCAAATGTTAGTGATCCAAATACGGATACAGACCCTCTTGACCGTTACTGCGCGAACTCAGACGCTACTGGAGAGGACTTGTATGCAGACACGCCAACAGGGAATATGGGGCCAACTGAAAACACGGGCACAGCTGGTGGTGTTGATGTAATGAACCCGTTTGGTGTCGTCAACTTCATCATCAAAGAGTGATCATCTACCTACGATGATACAAACCGGAGTGATCGGAGCATAGTATGGGTTGGGAATACACAAGTCCAGGTGGCGGAGCAGGTGGCGGTGGAGTCACTATCGGCGATACAGTCGGTGGTGTGGCTGTCAACGATGCCGTTCTATATGTCGACTCTAGTGGGAACGTTGCAAACTCTGCCAACTTCAAATGGGCTGGTGGTGTTGAGATTATACCACCTGGGACAACAGACATCCCTATCTCAATCAGTGTACCAGCACTCCAGTCGGGTGTCATACTGTACACAGAAAACGATAGTGTACAGACTGCCACTATAAATGCGAAAGGACAATTTACACATAACGTCGCTGGGCTTACGAACGAGGCATTTGGTACTGGTGCGTTGTCAGCGATAACGACAGGTCAATTCAACACAGGAATTGGCTACCAGGCGTTATTTAAGAATGAGGATGGGAACTACAACTTTGGTATTGGACATCGAGCCCTCCGTGAAAACATTGATGGCGACTATAATGTTGCTGTTGGGTCCGATGCCATGTATAACAACACGAGCGGCAACCAGAACGTTGGAATTGGTTACATTTCACTAACCAATAACCTGACGGGACTAAGAAATGTAGCTGTCGGGGGTTACTCATTAACTGCGAGTCAATCTGGTAATGATAACACCGCGATAGGTGGATATGCACTCGCCGGTTTGATCATTGGATCAAATAACGTAGCAGTCGGTTACCGAGCTGGGTACTCTAATACTGGTTCAGGAAGTGTATTTGTCGGTTTTAACGCTGGCTTTAATGAAACAAGCAGCAACAAACTCTACATCGCCAATAGTAGCACGGCGACACCTCTCATTGGTGGTGACTTCTCTGGAGAGACTGTTAATATACAAGGCGCGACAACTATAACAGCACCAACCATCTCCCAAGAGCCACTTCGATTAGTGGCGGGTGGTACACAGGCAGCAGACATGTTTGTGACCGAGGTTGGTGGTGCCGTATGTGCATCAATAACTGAGGAAGGAAACTTCACAAACTCACGTGGGAAAGCTGGATGTGAGTTCTTTGGCTCCCTTGCTGGCTCATTGGCTCCAACAGGGGCGGCAAATACTGGTGTTGGTTGGGCGGCGTTGAATTTGGTCTCAGCAGGTCTCAATAACACAGGGGTGGGTTACCATGCCTTGGCCTCCGTAACTACCGGGGATTACAATACCGCTGTTGGCATGAATGCACTTGAAAAGACAACGGGTAACAACAATACCGGACTAGGGTACCGAGCTGGACAAAACATTGTCGGGGGTATTAACAATACCTTTGTTGGCGGCGAGGCTGGCGCTTCCATCGTTTCGACTTCGAATAACACGGCAGTCGGATATGATGCTCTCCCAGTCAGTACCTCATCGGTGGCGTCGACAGCGATTGGGATGCGTTCTCTTTGGAAGAATACCAGTGGATCATTCAACACAGCCCTTGGGGCGGGCGCTGGCGAGAACAATGTGAGCGGGGCGAGCAATGTCTTTTTAGGCTACCAAGCTGGGTACAATGAGACAGGTTCCAACAAACTTTATATCTCCAACAGCAACACAGCGACCCCACTCATACACGGTGACTTCTCGACAGATGTTTTAACCATCAATGGAACACAGACAATTACGAATGCCGCCAGTGATGGCCTGACGATACGAAGCACAGGCACGGGCTCCAGATCGGGTCTTGTTTGTGACAATGATGGTTCAGTTCAGTTTCAATTCTTTATGGGCGGAAGTCTCCACGGAGTGTATCCGAACAAGGCGGCTCTTGTCCTTGATGATGGTGTGCCATTAGTAATCGCGCACACATCCGCAACGCCCCGTTTCTCCGTTGATGAAGATGGGAATGTTCTTGTTGGAACAATAACACAACCCTCCGCTAACAGCGGAGACATGCTCATATTTAAGGCCAAGTCAAGCACACCCACCATGGGCACAGACACTGCGGGCATCTTTGGTGAGAGTGATGGTGGAAATGTCCGAATGAAGGCTATCGATGAGGATGGAGTCGAGAAATACCTTACGGGCGCCTACGGCGAGATAAGGGCGGAGAGTAATGCCACGACTACCACATTCTCAGATTCGTCAACAGACTTCAGTAACAAAGTTCAAATAGTAATCTTTGACACAAACGGAATATCAAGAGGGACAACACCTGACCACACAAACGACCATATTACAATCGATGAGGATGGCGATTATAACCTGAGAGCAGATGTGTCCTTCTCGGGTGGGAATAGTAATACACTGTCATTCGCAATCTTCAAGAACAACGGGGCAACACAATTAACAACTCGCGCCACGAGGAAATTAGGCACAGGGGGTGATGTTGGAAATGCTGGAATTAGTGGGCAAGCCACACTCTCGGCAACGGACACAGTTGAATTGTGGATTCAAAATGAATTAAACACTACTGCCATCACAGTAGAAGATGTAACCCTCAGTATTTCTAAAATCTAGTTGGTATGGCTCAACGTGTTGTGCGCCACTGATGAGCCTTTAATTCTATAGCACTACTATTCTGGATGAGATTCCAGAAGATTTAGGAGAGAACATGACAGGGCAGATTTGTGGTTTTGGTGGGCTTACAGCACCGAGTGGGTGGTTGCTGTGCGACGGAGCGTCATACAACATTGCTGACAAGCCAGACTTGTTTAACATCATTGGTTACTTGTACGGAGGGTCCGGCGCAACATTCAAGGTTCCCGACCTACGAGGGCGATCCGTTATCGGTGCGGGGCAGGGTCTTGAACTAACGGCCAGGACACTTGGAAGTTCTTTAGGGACTGAAAAGATCACAAATGTTCCCGAGCATGTGCATGCAGTTAAATGCAGCACAGGTGACGGAGACGACACGAATCCGCAAGGGCGCGTTGCTGCAAGTTCTTTTGCAGTCGGTGAAGACCTGTTTGCTGATTCAGCCAACGCTGATATGGCAGCCACTTCCAACACCGGTGTTGTGGGCGGGGTGGATGTTATGAATCCGCATACAGTCATCAATTTCATCATTGAAGAGTAACAACCATCTGTTCGTGGGTAGCGTGGATTTATAACATACACGCTACCTCAAACCCAACCATGAAGGAGCCATGTATGGCGACGATCAACGATATTAACCGAGTCTTGATTGTGATGGACTTAATCAAAGATGGCACAGTCGCCAACGCGGCTCCCTACGCCAGCGTCGACCTCTTTAACGGGGCTAAAGCTGATGGTTGGGTTGAGTCTTTCTACACTGTGTATGGTCCTTTGTATGACAACGACGGCGTGGCCATCCCATATGCGTCCTTAACCAATGACCAGAAAGCAGCCTTCTATATGGATCAGCAGATAGAATTCCATCGACAGGTACGTCAATCAGCGGAGGTCAAGCAGGCGGCGGACGCTGCGGCGACAATCGCTCGTGCGGCCATTGAAACGGAACTCACTGAAGACTTTGGTGCGTAAATGACAATCGTCAACCGAAACATGAACCGTCGACTACAACACCTGCTCTACGCTTTGAAGCGGAAGTATGGGGGTTCAATCGACATCTATAAGTTGGGCTCTTCGAGCACCAACTACGATACGGGTGAACGTACGGTTGGCAAGACAGTCTACAATGTTGAGCGAGCCATAATCCTCACCGCCAAGGTCGCACGTGAGAGCGTCCAAACATTACCAGTCATCTCCGCCAACAAAGCATTCTCCTATGGTGGAGACTACGATACCAGGACCCGACTGTTCATCGTAGATCGAACTGACCCAACGGCTGTCACTCTCCCAGACTTGGGTGTGAGTGACTGGGTCGTGTATGATGGCACAAAGTACGAGATCAAGCACTTCGAGATGTTCGAGTTTGATGCGGCTTATGTCATCACGGGGAAAGCTGTAATCGGCGACAGTCCAGAGAAGATTCACAATCTCAGAGCTGACAATCTTGTGCGTGTCACGGATTCTGGAGGTGTTTCATGACGCAACCAAACGAACGTTGGGCTCGCTGGATCAAGCAGTCGATTACAAAGTATTTCCGTACGAATGTCACAACACCACTCTCGTTGCCGTTTCTCGTCGCTGGCATCGACATGGTTACTGAGACGTTCACGCAGGCACCAGACCGCGCTGAGTGTCGTGTAAATGGCCCGTTCACGAAAGAGATGAGTGCCAACTACTGGCGCTTGTGGGTCGACATAAATGTGCTCGTGATATCCCACATGGATGAGGAGTCGAAGGACATTTACACACTTGAGCGTATCGCGGGTAAGTTCCACGCAGCGATGGACACCTGTATTCCGATCTATAGGTTGGGTGACGTCAGCGTCGACTCACAGAACGATCAGGCACTGTTAGGGCACCTGAGACCTCGTACTGGACTGAAAGACTCAGTCAAGGACTTGGACTTTGGGCAACTCGACAAAACGGACCGACTGCGCGAGCAACAGCTTGACGCTCGGTATGTCATGTATCTGACAGTCTGATCAAGTACCGGCTTCCCGGGTTGATTTGTAACAAATGGCCATTGGCGGCCAACCTCTAACTAGGAGACATAACTATGGCACGCATCGAACTTCGAGATGCTACCATCATCATCAAAGATGGTTTGTCCGGCACTGGCGCAATCAATGAAGCGACGCCGGGCGCTTCCGACACCGACGTGGATGTCGACACACTCGTTTTGAATACCACTGATACGGACAAAGTCCCCATCGGTGCTCGCTTTACTGTCAGCACCGCTGGCAATACCCAGGTCTACGTCGTAACTGGACGTACGAACAGTGCTGGTGTCAATGAAGTCCAAAGCCTCAGCGCCAGTGGTGCGACGGCTGGTAACTTCACACTCGACATTCAATTGTACGGTGAGACTGCTGCGGTCACGACCGCCAACATCGCCTACGACGCGGCTCCGGCTGCGATCCAGACTGCGGTTGACACAGCCCTCGCGGCAGTGGCAACATACGTTGCTGGCGACGTCACAGTAGCGGGTGCGGGTACGGCTGACGCCAATCCCACGACCTTCACGTTTGACGGCACGAGCGTTGAGAAGAAGAACCATCCGGCGATCACTGTCGATGGTACGGGCTTGACGGGTGGTGGGAGTGAAGCCATCACAACCACGACCGAAGGTGAATTCGTCGACCAGACGACCAACATCACGTTCACACCGGCTTGGGGTGCGACAGCTACCCCGTCCGACAACGATGTCATTACGTTCGCTCCGATCGAAGTGGCAATCAAGATTGGTGATGGTAACCTGACGTACACGCGAAGCAAGGATTACGAGTATCTGCTCGATCGCGGTATTCTGGACACAGTCAAGGAGAACGACGAAGTCCCGATGGACGTCACAATTGACGGTGTGTATGAGTTCGTGACCACGGGCACGGGCGAAGCTATCACGCCGGTCGACGCCATGTATGGCGAAGGTGGAGCCGACGAATTCGTGAGTTCGTCTTCTGACCTTTGTGAGCCGTACGCGGTTGACATCCAGATGACCCACGCACCGTCGTGTGGGGCAACCCAGAACGAAGTGACTGTGTTCCCGGACTTCCGTGCGGACACCGCTGAGTTCGACATCAGTGACGCGACGATTTCCTTCACGGGTCGTTGCAAGGCTACGAAGCCGACCGTTACGCGGGTAACTGCGTAAGCATTGTGTTTTATGGCGGACCGGAATCGGTCCGGTCCGCCTTCTTTCTTTCGTTAGTTGGGAGACTACAAAATGGTAAAGATTGCTGGTCGCGAGATCGAAAAGACCCTGTTCGAAGATTACATTGTCTTGCCGCAAACGGGCGAAGACATCGTTGTCAAGGCGAGAGCCGTGCCGGACTACACAGAGTTCGAGAAGCTCTGCCCGCTGCCGACGCCGCCTGGAAAGCAGACGCGTGAGGGGTTCATCCCCGACCGTGAAGACGACACGTACAAGCTTCGGCTGGGTCAGTATGGACTCCAGAAGATTGGTTGGCTCGCCCTCCATTCTCTGTACGAGTTCGAATGGGAAACCGTCATGGAGAGTAATCCCAAGACGTGGGTCAAGTGGGAAGACGAACTGCATGCCGCAGGGTTCACGACGATGGAAACAGGACTCATCTTTGGGCTCATTCTGGACGTGAACAACCTGAATGAGAACAAGCTCAAAGCGGCGCGAGAGTCTTTCTCACGTGGTCAGGAGCAGGCGCGAAGCGATTCATGTGGCCCAGAGGAAGGTCCCAGCGATACGCAATCTGGCGAGCCTGTGACAGGTTAAGCATCACTCCACCAGGTCTCCCAAAACAAGATGGGAAAACCCACTGGGATGACCTGAGCAGTGAGCAGCAAGCCGATGTCTTGGCTTATGATCAAGTAAGCACGCATGATGAAAGTGGAATGGACTCGAATGAATCGGCACGGATGCCCCAATCAGCGAGCTACCGTTCTGGCGGAACTCGTAGTCCAAGACGATAAGGTGCGACCTGACCATGTTGAAATTCAAAGGCACCATACGAAAGCCAGGAATTGACGTTAACAGATGGAAAGCCAAGATAATCGAAGAGATGAGGGAGCGGTTGAAAGAAGCCGCCATTGCTTGGCTCAACGCCGCGACTGCCCCTATCCCAGTGTGGAGTGGGGCTGCCCTCGGGACATTCAGTGATCTGGCTTCAGAGGTCAACTTCTCATTGAACATCAGTCCCACGCAGTTTGGACGCGCGGCAGGATTAGGACCCGCAGTTGGACGCGCACAAAGTACCGGCACATTCGGCGGGGACGAGAAGAGGGGTGACTTCTACTTTGAGTACACGACGTCACTCGACCACCTGATCTTCAACGAATTCAATAATGCCAACGTGACGTATGACCCGAACATCTTTAGCGGGTTGCGACACCCAACCCCCTACAGGTTTCAAGAGAAGGGACGTGTGGCTTTTGACACGGTAGTGCGCAGGATCAGGTTACCCTTACCGACCATCAAAGTGGTCGAAACGAGGCGAATATAATGGCTGACGAAATTAGGCAGAATCTTGGTATCGATGTCACTGAAGCACTCCGTGCTGTTGATGCCCTCGATGCGCGCCTCAAAGGATTGGGGTCCTCCCTCGATACACTCGCAGGGAAGATGAAGCCGTTAGCCGGGCAATCCAACCAAGTCGCTGGAGCGATCGGAAACAAGTTCGTCGTCGGAGCGGTCAAAGCCGCTGACGCCGCCGAGAAGGTTGGTAAGCAAGTTGGTGGTCTCCGAGGTCGGCTCGGGGCGCTCGGCGGTGCTATCGGAACAACCACCAGAGACATGGCAAAGCTCGCCCAATCAGCTGGTGGCGCCATCACGAGCATGGCGGTAGGGTTCCAACTACTGGGACGTATCATTAGCACGCAGCTGATTGTTCGCGGCATCAACACACTCATCAACACATTTGGAGAGGCAACCGCGAGTGCGAAAGAGTTCCAACTCCAGATCAGTGAAATCCAGACGATTTCACAAGGAACCTTTGGAAGCTTCGATAGAGCGGCAGAGTCTGTTCGAGGAATCGCTGATGCCTTCAATCTCCCTCTCGGTGAGGTAAGTGAAGGTCTCTATCAGGTGATCTCAAATCAGATTCAGGGGGCTTCCAATCAGATTGGTGTGCTCGAAGCATCTGCGCGTTTGGCGAAGGTCGGTGTTGCTGACTTTAGCTCAACAGTTGAGTTGATGACCGGCACGATAAATGCTTTTGGGTTAGCCTCACGTGACACTGATAAGCTTGCTGCAATCTTCTTCGAGACGGTTCGACTTGGTCGTACACGTATCGATGAGCTGTCTAACAGCTTCGGCACCGTTGCTCCTCTGTTCAAAGAAGCGGGTGGGTCCGTTGAAGAGTTGTCTGCCGCGTTCGCAACATTGACGATCAATGGTGTGGACACAGCGAAGGCTGCAACCCAACTCCGTGGTGTTATTAACGCGTTCATCAAGCCGACGGATGCGATGGTTGAAGTCTTGGACAAAGCTGGCTTTGCCTCTGGTGAAGTCGCCATCGAAGCCCTTGGTCTTGAGGGCGCCCTAAAGTTGATCTCTGAAGCATCTGGCGGAAGTGCCAGTGAGATGGCGAAGTTGATCCCGCGTGTTCGTGGGTTGGCGGGTGCCTTAGTCTTGGCGCGCGATGATGGAAGACAACTCGCAAGCAACCTGGAAAGCATCAACAACGTTTCACAGAGCCTTGTGCAAGAGAAGTTGGAAATCAGAATCGAGACTGATGCTGAACGAGTCGAGCGGCAACTAAACCAACTCAGCAACGCACTGACGGTTGACATGGGGCAGGCTATACTCTCAGCCACGCGCCGTTTCCTTGAACTCACAAACGCTGGCGACAACGCAACAATTGTAATTAAAGCGATGATCCCAGTTGTCATAACAGCTGGCACAGTTCTTGGTATCTATGGTGGTGCCGCTGGCGCGGTAGCCATTAAGAACTTCCTCCTCGCACAGTCGTTTGGTGCCGTGACAATTGCAGCTGGGACAGTGGTTGCTGTCGCTGGCGGAATTGTTGCTGCCTATTTAGCAATTGAGGCGGCTGCGGAAGAGAGTGGAAAGCAGGCACTTGCAGAAACAATAAAGTCCGCTGAGCAAGCGAGTGCCACACGTGTTCAACAAGCACGCAGCGTTCGTCAGCAACTGTTAGAGATTGAACGGCAAAGTATTCGTGAACGATTCTCAGGTATCTCTGAGTACATACGCGACGAGCGTGGGATTCTACAACAGCGTATCAAGAATTGGGAAGAAACCAACGCTAAAATCAAGTCCGACAGTAAGTCCGTACTCGACGCAATCGTACAAGCCAACAAAGACCTAGTTAGTAACCTCGGAAGCGAACGTGAAGATGCAACACAGCTTGCTCTTGACGCAGACCTCCGTGCGGCGGATCGCCGTGCAGCCTTAGCCGACGACGAGTTCAAGTTTCTCAACAAGCGTCGCTCAGCGATTGCACAAGCCTCTGCTGCCGAGCAGCGTGGGCTATCCCTCGCCCGCTCCGCGTCAGAGGCTCTCGCGTCAGCACGAACACAAGAAGACGTATCAGCAGCTCTGCGTGTCCAGCAGCGAGCGGACGGGTTCTTGCGCGAGGCATCGGCGGCAGCCCAAACAACTGGCAACCTGGCACTCCAAAACCGCATTGCTCAGTCTCGCTTCTCGTCCCAACGCGCCTTAATCGCAGCCGAAGAGACACAGGCTCGCAAGCAGAGACAGCGTACCGCACAACTGGCAGCCGAGCAGGAAGCCGAGCAAGGTCGTCTCCAAAGCTTACAGAAGGCAGTAAAGAACGTTCTTGATCTCCAAGACAAATTGAATGTCACCGATAACTTCACGCAGCGATCGGACATAACAAAGCAGATTCAGCAAGGTCTGAGTACCATACGTGGTCTGGCTCTACCTGATAATGCCAAGCTAACAGCAAACGACATCTTTAGCTTTGCTGAGTTCAATCGAGACATCAACAGTGCCCTCCAATCACAGCGTGCGGCGGGTATTGATGTTGACGTGGTTCTCAGTGGTCGTTCCTTGAACAAGCTGAACATCGACATTGAACTCGGGATCGCAGACGCGGTCACGAAGGCTGTTAACCGAGGGCTGAGTGAAGGCATCGATCGATCCAAGTTACAAGAGATTCAGTTTGGGTTAGGTGGGACTGGCACAGTCGACGCCTTGGTTTCGTTTGTCAACGAAGAGAAGGCTCGCCAAATCAAAGTGGCAGAGAACATCGAAGCTCAGAAGTCGGCAACAGAAGACTTGCACAACACCACGAGGGAAATCAATGAGATCATGAAGGAGGGGGCTACCTTCTGGGAGCAAGCTGCCAAAGTGGTAACCGTCCCTGTCGCCGCAGGTATTAGTTCCGCTGCCTTCTTGACACCGGGTGGTTCAACGCAGGGGTTTGATATTGCTGGTGCCCGAACAGAATTGGATACGCTTGCACAAACAGCTGCCAACATCACGGCAACAGCCGGGACGAAGACAGCTGCGGACTTGTCTGCCAGCCTTATTAAGCTGGACAACGATTACCAAGCCTTATTTGCCAGCCTGTCCGTCATCCAAAGAACTGTCCTCGATACCACGATCAGAAACACAGAAGCCTCGTTCGCAAGGTCGGCTGCTGAATTAGGAAGACTAATTCAACAAGGTGCAGCTACAACAGAGCAACGGGCGGCTGGTGCGCAGGGTATCGATACGGAACTGAAGAATGCCACAACAGAAGCTGGTAACACAACACAAGCGACAACCCAATTGAACTCGACAATGGGTACCGTCGAACAAACGACTGCGAACACAAATCAGCAGTTGCAGGGTATGTTAAACCTTGTCACCTCGGTCGGGCAAGCGGCTGGGAACATTCAATTCCCCACCGTGCCAACATCGCAAGTTGGGAACGCTCAGATTGGACGCAATGTCAGGGCTCGCTATCTTGCGGGTGGTGGCTTTGTTCCAAAGGGGACCGATACGGTTCCCGCCATGTTAACTCCAGGGGAAGTCGTAATGAATCCCCGAGCATCACGGAAGTTCTACACGCAGCTGCAAGCAATGAATGCTGGCGTGCAACCAATATACCGTCAAGAGGGCGGTCCCGTCTCTAACTTCGGAGACATCAACGTAACAGTCAACACATCAACATCGCGTGTTGATGACAGGGCTGGTAGACAACTCGGTCGCGCTCTCAAACGAGAAATGCGGCGCAACACCCTTTCTCTTTAGGAGGAGAATCAGATGTCAGCATCTAAGATTGACGCAACGCAAAGTGCGGCTGTGAGCATCATCCGCGCCGCGAACCCTGCGGCGTCCCAGGACATGAGAAGTGGCCTGTATGAAATCCGTGGTATGTTCAACGTGTCGCAGTGGCGCGGTGGGAAGCGGATCAACGAATGGAACATCGCGAACGGAATCACAAACGAAGGCAAGAACAACCTGCTTGACGTCGCTTTCAATGCCGATACCCAGATCACATCTTGGTATCTCGGTCTCATCGACAACGCGTCCTACTCGGCTCTGGCTGACGGAGACACGTACGATGACATTAACCAGGCTGGAAACGGCTGGGATGAGTTTACATCCTACACGGATGCGAACAATGCGTCCAGCACAACAACGCGACCTGAGTGGGGACCCGATGCAGCGTCGGCCCAGTCGATCAGCAACTCCACTGTTGCGATTTACGACATCACTGGATCGGGTACTGTCAAAGGTATCTTCTGCGTCGGTGGTATCGCCGGTGCCCAGACAAAGGGTGATCACGCATCTGGTGGTACATTGTGGGCAACTGCTCTGTTCACAAGTGGTGACGTGGTTGTGGCTGCGAGTGACCAACTGAAGGTCACCTATACAGTGAGTGCGTAAACTGGAGATGGCGTAGTCTCCCTCGCCGGTTAGGGCTTGCAAGGAAGTAGGCCCTAGCATTTTACTAACAGGAGTAATTCAATGGCTGTATTATGGATTGAAGGTTTCGATTCCTTCGGAACAACCAACGGTGTTGCTCCTATCGGGACAGTTGCTAAGTACGGCGACTCAGTAATGGCATTAAGCACATTGGAGGCCCCTCGACTTGGTTCGGGGAAGAGTTTAATCATGGACCCCACGGGGTTTCTACGCACAAGAAGCCTAGGAACCAATGTAACAATGTTCATTGGGTTTGCATTCTACTACGATGCTGTTTCGAGCACTGAAGAGTTCCTAACCTTGTATGAAACTGGCGTCACACGCAGCATTAACTTCCGCCTCACAGCCGGTGGGGAGATTGCTTGCTACCGTGACACTACTCTTCTTGGAACCTCAACGACTGCGGGTCTCTCACCTAACATATGGTATTTCTTAGAGTTCAAAGCAGTCTGTAGCAACAGCGCTGGAACTATTGATGTCCGTGTGGGTGGCACCACGAATGTTCTTAGTCTAACAAGTCAAGATACGCAAGAGAGTGGGACACCCGGTTACGAGTATGTAAAACTACTTGGAAGTTCAACAGCTAGTGATGACTTTCAATTTGATGACTGGTATGTAGCGAATGACTCAGGGTCCCAGAACAACACTTGGTTAGGTAACGTCCGCGTGGATGTCATCATGCCGAATGCAGCCGGGGATAGCTCGGATTGGACTCCAAGCGCCGGGTCAAACTATCAGAATGTGGATGAGATTCCTAATGATCAAAACACCACCTACAATACCGACTCGACGTCGACAAACAAAGACCTATTTAACTACCAGTCGATGCCGACGAGTCTTGGCGACATAAAGGCTGTTCAAATCAATACGGTGTGCAGACAAACTGACGCGACGGCATTCACACTAGCAACGCTTGCAAAGACAGGGACAACAGAAAGTTCAGACACAGCTCAGTCCATTGGGACAACGTCATATAAGGTTCTCTGGCGGGTCGTTGAACTTGACCCAGACACGGGAGTAGCGTGGACGGAATCTGGGATCAATGCGGCTCAATTTGGTTATGAGACTGGCTAATGGCTATTCGCGCTACTCAACAGTATGTAGAAATACTAGCTGCCGGTGATGGAGCAATCAGTACGACTCAACAGTATGTTGAAATACTGAGTGAGGCTGGGGCCAATATACATGTAACTCAGCAGTATGTTGAAGTCTTGACGGCTGTCAATGAATACTTTGCCGAGAGTTCCTTGTCCCTATCTCAAGAAGCAACTAAACAGTCTCCTGAGAAAGGTGGGAGTTCTCTTTCATTTACACAAGCCGTTGGGCTGTCTGGTAAGTTGAGATACTTTGCTGAGTCGGATGTCAGTTTTACTCAAGCTGCAACCTACACGCAACCCGTCAAAGCGTTGACCGCTGAGAATACACTAGCGATGACACAAGCCTCGACGAACAACATCAAGAAGTTGTTCGCTGAGAATACGTTGTCTCTGATCCAAGACATCCGCATCCCAGACACACACGTGGCTGCGGCTGAAAGCTCCATGGCTCTGACGCAAGCCGCGACGAAGAGTGGTAAGCTTCGCTATGACGCCCAGAGTATCATTGTCTTCGCAGACGATGCAGACAATAGCGTCAAGAAGCGTAATGTTACCACCAGCATCTCGTTCGGACAATCAGCAACGTTCGAATACGTGAAGATCGCTCGCTCGACATTGACCTTGACACAGACAGCTTTGAAGGGCTCGGTTGATGTCTCGGCTGAGAGTTCGATCGGGTTAACACAAGCTGCAAGTTCGATCCCAACGACACGTCAAGCGTTCAGTACCCTGAGCATGGGGCAGGAAGCTAAAGCGAACATCCGCTGGGTGCAAGCTGTGTCGACGATGGACCTGAGTCAGGAGATGTCCGCCATTGTACCGTGGCGGGTGAGTGCTGAGTCATTGCTGGTCGGTGAAGAGAGCGTGTGGAATCCTGAGTTGGGTCTGGTTGACACAACTGTCTTTGACATCACGCAAGAGGCAACGGTCACGCGTACGAACATGACGCGACCGACCGAGAGCCAAATCAGCTTCAGCCAAGAAGCCAAGGTCACACTTGTCAAGTCGACAGCGACATCGCATGGCGCCACAAGTACCTTGTCCCTGACGCAAGCGGCGGTCATTGCAACAACGCAAGAGGCAGAAAGCCAGATCACCTTCGGGCATGCGGCGACGGTCACCAACTCAAAGCCTGCTCTTTCTGATGGGCTGTTCGAAGACAATCCGGACATCGGGACAACCGACGGTCAGTTGGCATTCGTGAACATTGTTCGTGGTAACCCGGCGACGTCAACAATTGGTGTTTCGCAAGCTGTTACCTACACCCTCATCAAACCAACAACCGAGTGCGACTACAGCCCATTCGTTGGTGCCAACACTGATGTTAACGCACCGACCCCACCTGATGGATCACTACCTGCCCAATCATTTGATCCGACAACGACAAGGTTCAAGTTGGTCATCCCGGCGTATGGCGCCTTGGGCGGCGGGTCGCCGCTGGACTCTGTTGTCCTGCGATCGCCTGACTTCGGAAACCGTGAGGGTGTGCAAACGACAAGGGTCAATCGGGAGACGCGTGGCGGGACACTGCTCATCTACCGCGATCCGATCTGGCCGCAGTTCTACAAGATGACCGCACAATTCTCAGCCCTGGATGAGCCAGCTGCGAGGAAGTTGCTGCGGTTCATGGAGGATCACTTGGGCTTGGAAGTCGGAGTGCAAGACCATGAAGGTCGTACGTGGCGAGGGACGATTCTTAACCCAGATGAGGCGATAATTCATGACGGTCGCGGCAAGTGGTCAGCCACCCTTGAGTTAGAGCTGGAGAAGGACCCAGTTTAATGTCATTCACACTTCAAGCCCCATACCCTGGTATCCAGACAACGTCAGTCCTGCCCAACCCTGGGTTCGGGAACAGCGAGGGTGTGGTTCAAAGCCAGAACATCAAGCGAGCCATTGACGGTACGGTTCGAACGTACATCAAGCGGGCGGGTCGTCGGAAGATGGCTTGGTCCTTCGTGCTCACACGAAACAAAGCCATTGAGGTGCGGGAGTTCGCCTACGCGTATCATGCTTCCAAGATACTCGTCGAGGATCATGATGGGCGGAAGTACGCTGGCTTCATCATGAACAACCCTCTCGAAATCACTTCCGTCAAGCGCGCAGCACCCGGGCGACAAGACCTGGATGGTGAGCACTGGGAACTGACACTTGAATTCGAAGGTGTTCCAGTGACAGCTAAAAATGCAATCACAGCTGGCGAATGCTACAGTCTGGATCAAGCCAACCAACCAAGGACAATCGAGTTGGATGCCACGTCCGAGGTCTCGGTTGCCCAAACCCAGTTCAACGATATGGGTGTCCCGATCGCGAACCCGCTTCACAACTGGGATGCGTCAGCTCTGGCAGGGCTTTCGAACGGTGACCGCCTTGTGTCGATTCCGAATGACGGGACTTCGAGTGTCACGCTCATCCCGCGTCCGACATCCGACTTCATGAACAACATCGATCCGACACTGGACTTGGCGCCTCAATACTTCCGCAATCAATTCTGTGGTCCAGCCAGCCTCTGGTTTGGTGCGACAGCTGGTGACACCTGGAATGGTGCCATGTCAATGCGATCCTCCTCTAATGTGTCATTCTTCCCGAACCGACGTGGCACAGTGTTCTTCGTACACTCACACAGCATCGGTGGTCCGCCTGGAAGCATCTATCAGTGGTTGACAGACGGCAACCTTTGGAACCTGTGGAACATCCATCAGAGCGGTGAAGTCAAAGAGTCATTTGATGTTGGTGCTGGGGCGAGTATGTTCCATCCTGCAACGTGGTCAACATCACCTGATGTGCTTCCAGACCTGTTCCATCCGGTCCTTGGTGCGGGTAGCAACAAAGACACTGCCCCGTCCATCTTGGTTCGAGGTCGACCATATGTCCACACGCTCCAGCGAAACACTGATACCAACATGCGTTGGAGGTTGAATGGGTTCGAGCAGACTGGACGGACGATCCCGAACAACCCACCGGCAAGTGGAATCTTCCGATGGAACCAGCCTGAAGTCCTACGGAACATTGGACTGACGCCTGGGGATGAGAAATACTTCACACGCGTGACCGCGCCTATCCCGACCGGTACACTACGGGGTCACTTTGGTCAGTTCATCGTGTACGACTATACACTGAGCGACGCTCAGATCGGAGCAGTCGAACGGTACCTGATGCAGAAGTGGGGCGTCCGATCAGATCGAGCGTGGTACACAACAGAGTCCTGTTTCAAAGACCTGTGTATTGAGAATCCGCGATGGTGTGGTGGGGATCAAGTTGGTAGCTTCACCGCTGGCTCGCAGCAGTACATCGACGACAACAACGTAGACACGGTTTGTTGTGGGGAGACATCATAATGAGATCGATTTCATCAAGTGCTCTGGCCAAACTTGCACAGAAGCGAGGGGTTGAGCCCATCCTTGTGGTTGGTATCCAATGGACAGAGGGTGGCATCTTCAAACTATATGCTGACCGTGAGATCGAAGGCCAGCCAGGTGTCAAGGCATCCATCCTTGAGATCGGCGAACTGGATTCAATCCTCGCTGTGTCCCTCAATGAGACAAACGATGGAATGACAGTGGTGCTCGACGACGAAGATGGAGCCATCAAAGACATCATTGACAATAACGACATTCACACACGTGACATCGTCGTGTACCAGTGGTTTGCGCAGTTGCCATGGGAAGACAAGTTCGCCATCTTCCGTGGGAAGATCAACTCACCAATTGCTTGGCGCGCAACCGACAACAGCGTCTCATTCAGTGCGGTGTCCCAGCTGGAAGACCGTGAGGTTGGATTCTCGATTGAAGAAGGTGACTTCGGAAGCGAAGAACTCGATGACCTGATCGGTAAGCCATGGCCTGAGTGCTTTGGGACAACAGTTCACACGAAGGCGTTGCAGCTTGACGCAAAGCACCACGGTTCGTTGGGTGAATCATTTGGAATGGCTGACTTCACAATCCCTCACCGTATCCAAGCGATCCTTGCGATTCGAAACTACCTGATCGACTTACAGTTGTTCTGGGCGTTCGCAGCGGGCTACCTTGCGTTCATTGGCGCCGAGCAGGCTGCACAGCAGGCACAACAGAAACAGCAGCAGTTCATCCAGCAGCAAATACAGTTCCTGCAACAAAGGGACGAGTTAGCAGCGGTCTACGCTGACCAACAAGCCACCGAGAAGAGTGCCGTCCGAATAGTTGGCGGGGAGAAGTTTCCAGAGGGTGAGATGACATTGAACATCAATGGCGCCTTGCTTACGGGTAGCTTCAATGGAACGGATACCTTCACAATCAGCAGCCAGGTACATCCGGAAGAGGAGAACTTCTTCCCAGATGGACCCAAGCAGTACCCGTCGGCTGAGACATATGGCGTGACCCAGGCGGACGGGTCAGCCTTCCTTGTCTACACAGGAAACATCAATGGCGATCAAGCTGGTGCGTTCTTCGCCCAAGCTGGAGCGGCGGTGACAATCTACACAGCCGAACCTATCCGTTACGTCGCCAGCATTACACCGGGATCAGTTTTGAAGGTTGCTGCCTTCACCACGGTCAATGGAGGTGAGCGATTGCTGCTAGACGTTCCGGAAGACATGTACGAAGTCACCCATCAAAGCTTCGGAACCGTACGCGCCACCATTGTCGAAATCAACGATGCACTCTCGAAGCAAGAGCCCCAGCCGTGGGAAGACACCATCTATGTGACCTTCCAATCCAGCATTGGTCCCAATACTGTCGAGATCATGAAGTACCTCATCAATCGGTACACTGACTTCGCAATTGACCCGACGTCATTCAGTGAGGTTAGTGCGTTGGTTTCAAACTACCCCATGCACTTCGTGTTCCCTGGGAAAAAGAACATATTCCAAGCATTGCAAGAACTGGCTTTCCAAGCCCGGTGTGCGATCTACTTACGGAACGGTGAGTTCATCCTAAAGTATCTACCTGCCCAACCTGATAGTGTACATACTTTCACCGAAAGTAATGTTGATACACTGAGTGTAGAATTGGGCTTCACCGAGACCGAGGACTTGGTGACTGTTATCAACGGGACGTGGAGACAGCATGGTGCTCAGGATGAGACCTACAACTGTAACATGCGTTACAATGTGAGGAAGTATGGAAAGCATGTGTTAGACGTGGACTACTACGCGTACAACCGTATTGATTGTGTTGTGAAGTCGATGACATATTGGATAATTCGTCGTGGAAACACGTGGAAAACGCTAAACTTCCAAGCCTCGCTGGATGCCCTCAATGCTGAGACATTCGATGGTGTCACACTCAACTTCACTCAGAACTACCAGGCGAATAATGC